TCAAGCCTTGAGAGCCTCTTCTACGAGAACTGCACAAGCAACGGTAGCGCCAACCATGGGGTTGTTGCCCAACACATCAGCAAAAACCACATCATCATTTATCATATTTTGTAATCTCTATATTTCCCTTAATAAAGCCATTTGTAAACAATAAACCCTGATGGTACGTCCTCTATTTTCATTTGTTATCATTTCTAATCGCCCACAAAAACTTAAAAAAGGTGGACGTAATGTGGACGCGTTTTGAAATATTAGGTGCTTTTATTGCCCTTAACATTCTCGTTAATGTCATATATATTATTTAAAGCAATTCTACCTTCTTCAGACATTTTTTCAGAAACGTGCTGATAGATTTGTAATGTTACTGTTACGTTCTTATGCCCAAGTCTTTGTTGAACATATTTAATAGGTGCGTTATTCTCAGCAAGCATTGTACAATGAGTATGTCTTAATGAATGAAAATTAAATTTAATACCTAATTTCTTTGTAATTATGGCAGTTGTATGTTGCATAATTCTAGGCTGAATAAATTCACCATTCTCTCTTACTGTGACAAAATCAATTAATTCGCCCGATTCAGTATTGATTCTCTTTATGTTATCATTCGTACAATAGTTATGGATATATAAATTACCATACTTTTGTTTGTCTATTATTTGTCGTTCCTTCTCTCGTTTTAAAACACCTATAGTCTCATTATCTACATCAATAATTCTTACAGACCCATATTTTGGAGCAGTAATATACCAATAGCTTTTTGACAAAGTGTTATTTTTGTCTTTTTCTTGCCATTGCACTTGTTTATTGATTATAATTGTCTTTTTTTCAAAATCAACACAATCCCATGTGACAGCAAAGGCTTCACCCATTCTCATGCCACATCTATATCCAAAAAGCAACGGGATATATGCAGTACTCCCTTCTGGGAAACGTTCTAAAATTTTTGCCATATCCTCTTTTGAAATTATGTGCCTTTCTCCTATCCTAGTGGGGGTATCAGGTTGAGCGTTTTTTAGTGGGAGTTTCAATGCTAATGCAGGACTATTAGCAATAAAACCTAATGGTTCAACAGCATAATTGAAAGCTGAAGTTAATATTCCTTTAATAGAAAGCAACGTGTTTCTGCTATAGCCCAAATTAAATAGATTATTAATAAGTTTCTGAAGTGTTGCCGAATTAATTGCTTTCAAGGCATAATACCCAACGTTAGGTTTAATATGATTATTTATCTTTTTAGTGTATCCTATTACAGTATCAGGCTTTAAATTTACCCTACAGTACTCTTTAAGCCAAAAATCAAAATAATCAGACACACTCATTTCAGTTGGAATGAAATTCAATCCAGTTGTATTATAGTCTAAATAAGCTTTATTCCCCGCTAATTCAGCTTCTTTTTTAGTTTTAAATCCGCTTTTAGATAGGTGTTGTCTTTTCCCATTTACTCTAGCTATTTCAAAACGATATTCCCAACCACCATTTCTTTTACGATACATTATTTTAGGCATAATTATTTCCTCCTATATAATTTACCATTATTTATAAGGTAGTAAAATATTATACATCAAAATAAAAATTATGTCAAGTTTATTTTGTATAATAGAATAAAAATCGTAAAAAATAGGGATACTAGATTTTACTCTAGTATCCCTATTTTTAATCAAAATTTTCTTGCTGTCTTATTTCCCAAACTACATACTGTAATTTGTCTAATTGGTCTTTAATTTTATCTGTAGTTGAATACTTATTTTCTTTTGTTGCAAAATATCCTATTTTTAAATAGACGGTTTCATTACTTTTTTCTATTATTTGAAAATTATATATTAATCGCCCTTTAAATATAATATCAAAATATTTTTTATTTTTAGATATCATATCATGAATATTATTTCCACAAAATAAATACCTTTTACCGTTATGTGCAACTATAGAATATGTATACATAAAATCATCATTCCTTATTAAAGATTAATAATTTAATTATACATTTTATTCTTTCCGATGTCAAGTATATAAAACAATAACAAATAATTCTTAACTATATTTTAACAGTTTAATTTATATAAAATATATTATTCCCAAAGCAGCATCGTGAATCCGATTTTTCAAGCTTGTCCATTACATTACCTCCAGCTCGTTGATCCTGACGCGCCAACCCGCACGCTCCGCGAGCTTGTCCGAGTACTCCTCTTTGGTTGCCGCACCTTCCGCGATTTTCGCGGATATGTAATCAGTGTCAGAAAGATTGCGCTTGAGCCTGGATATCTCTGCCTGTGCCGCTATCCTCGCACGCTCAGGAGCTTTCTCCTCATCAGAGCGGAGCACCGGAACGCCTCTGACAAGCTTGTAATTATACAGCCCGTCCGCGTCAGCAAGACCATGCTCTAAATAGTGTCCCTGCGCATGGTGATACTTGTCACCCTCGCCACGGTCTATTTCCGTCCAGCCCTCACCGCTGATAAACGCGTTGGAATTTATGTCAACGATAACGCCATCATCGACTTTTACGTAAACTATGTATTCTTCCATGTTAGCCTCCTTAAAGTTCCGCAGAAATATCAATATAGCTTTCAGAATCGTGGAACTGCATGAAACATGGTTCAATACTCGTTGAACCTTCCGGTAAATCAAAAGAAACGCCGATTGCATTCTGCATATACGAGATATCGCTTCTTGCAGTTGTGCATTCTATTGCGCCTACTCCAAGGCTTGTCGGAGTGTTGGCGTAAATTTTACCGTTCAGAGTCACCGTCGGGGAAATACGCATCGTTGTTGGCAGTGGAATAACACATCGTGCAAGCGTTTTATTGGTGAAACCGCTGCCTATCCAGCCGAAAGCGTTTTTAAGCCTTATAAAATACCGCTGGCACTTCGCAAGCTCCGTTGCCGGGTCGGGCGGGACGAACGGCGTCGCCAGTGAACCGCCCTCCAGCTTCGCCCATGCGAGCTTCAGGGAGTTCCCGGCTTCGGTGCCCTTGTTGAACCCGATGGAGACTGCGGAAATGTACTCGCCCTCGGAAAGGTCAACCGATACTTTATTTATCCCATTGTGAAGCACGGAAGTGTAATAGCTGTCGACGTAATCTCCAGAAGCATTCACAGTGCGGATTCTTGCCGACCAGACCCCTGATACTTCCAGGACGTTCAGAGAGAGTGTGTATTTCCCGGGAGCAAGCGGGAATTCGTTGTTCTGCCAGAACGCATGGGTATTTGAAGTCAGCGTTGCTGTAGCAGTCAGGCGGATTCCATTGGTTTCCGGAGCAGCTTTGCACTTATCAGTGGAGATGTACCACCTGTCCACGGTGTAGCCGGTGGAATACTCGTTCTGTCCTCGCTGATTTACCCGGAAATCCGGATTGATGAGCATGTTTGGATTGTTTGCTATCTCATTTGCGTGCTTTCCGTCAAGAGTGTCAGCGTTGCCTCCGTTCGCGGGGAGCGTTGTTGGTATATCTTCTTTAGTAGCAATTTCTTTATCAAATAATTTACCTGTAGTTTTAGTTATCTCAAAAGCGTTACTTCTGTCTTCAGTAGATATACCATTACCAACGGAAAAAAGAGTATCAGCATTACTCTTGTTAAACGTTCCAAAAGCTGTCTCGTAATCATTTTTGTCGGCTATGACATTGTTACCATGCACAAAAGCTCCTCTTTTTAAAGCACTCGATGAGTCTCCCCCGGCATGAGCAAAAAACTTTGATGCTGTTGTACTATAACCTTCAGTATGAGAATAATCCCCGGTAGCGTCGGTATACGCACCTTCCGAATGGCTTGCCGAGCCATCAGCTTTCGTGTATAATCCCTCCGCATGAGAATAATTACCATTTGCTTTATTTTGAGTATAATCGTTAAAGATTTCAGCACTCGCCCCTGTACCAGCTTTACCGACACCAGTAACTTCATTAGCTCCTAAATATAACTTTTGAGTATCAGTAATATAATAAAAAACATCATTATCTTTGGTGCTTGCTGCATATTCTGCGGCAGTACCACGAAGAAATTTGACTTTATTATCAGCCATTAATTATTTCTCCTTTCATATTTATAATTTAATAAGGGCAATAATTCAATGTTATTACCCTTATTAGTGTTTTTGCCCTTTAGTAATTAAGAAATAGCACCCCAAGTAAGAGCTTCGTCTGTGCCATTAATCTTTGTAGCAAGAGTATCAGTAAGGTTCTCTTCTGCAACAGCCTTACCAACAAGAGTAGCAGAAATCTCATTGCTTGCAGAAATAGCAACACTTACGCCAGTAGTTTCAGCCTTACCAGTAATATCAGTAGCCTTTGCATAAAGACCACCATCTGCACCAACTTCAAGTAAATTGCCCTCGTCAGCAGAGATATTAACTTCACCTGAGATTGTATTCGTAGTATCATCAATAGTAAGGGTGACTGTACTTGTAACAGTCGAAGCCTTATATATCTTGACAAGCTCGTTCATCGAAACGAAACTATAAGCAACGTCCGTATCACCTTTCACAGCGAGAACTAAAACAGGTTCAGTATCAAGGTCCGGGTTAGTTGAATTAGGATAAAGCTCCTCACTCCAAGCAAATTCATTAACAAATGTAGTCTTAGTCTGGTCAAGGAACTGTTCCTTGGGAAGATTGATAGTAAAATCTGCCGTATCATCAACAGTAGCATTAGGCTTCTTGTAGAATGTCAGCGTATTGTTGTTGTAGAGAGTAGTCTTGAGTGCAAGGCTTTCTTCGCTATCAACCCAAGTCTTTATAGCATTTGTAAGAGTTGTTTCAAAATCAGTGAATTTGTCATCAACTTCTGTATTGCTGTAAGTTTCGGTTTTCTTATAGTAATCAGCAAGCTTTGTATCAACTTCCGTTGTTTTTGCATAATCTTTCAGCTTATTATCAACGTCTTCCGAAGTATCATAGTTAGTCAAAGCATCGGTAATCTTTTTATCGACAACAGTTGACTTGTCATATTCGGCAAGCTTATTATCTACGTCTTCGGTTTTTTCGTAACCAGTAAGAGCGGTTGCTATCTTACTATCAACTTCGGTAGAAGTATCATAATTAGCAAATTTGGCGTTTGTGTCAGTAATAGACTGTTTAACTTCCTCAAACGTATCGTTGGTTTTCTTTGCAGACCAAACCTTGTCAGTTGCTGTAATTGTAGTATCATCTATTTCGGCAGAGCCTTTAATAGCATTGCCATTAAACAGGAGAGTATTGCCTGTATCGTTTGTAGTAAGCTTATCAAGAACTGTGTCTTTGTTATCATGAGTATGCTTTGCTTCATCAAGAGGTTCAATGAGTGCATTAATCTGTGCCTTGTCGTAATACTTATCAGGGTCAAGTCCTCCACCAGTGCCTTTAAGATTTGGCGTAGTGAATGTACCGTTTTCGTTTGTTACGTCAAGTTTGTATATCTTATTTGTGTTATCGGGATTTTCTGTAATAGTAGGAGAGAAACCTTTGTCGCCTTTTTCACCCTTAGGCAAAACTCCAGCATTTTTGGTAGAGCCATCAGATAGCTCAACAATAAGACTATTTGTCGTAGTATCAATAGAAACTCCAACAACCGAAACACCATCTTTTACAACAAAGCTATTCTCTATTATGCTCCCGTCTGTTGCTGTCCAAGAAAGAATTACTTCATTACCACCAGTAACAGGAGTAACAGATTTAACCGTACATGGAGCGCCTTTTAATGCCCCCATTCCAATTACAGTTTCGTTTGTATATCGTTTGGCTGCTGCTAGGGTTGCTATATCCATTTGTAATTCACCCTTTCTTTTATAAGTTTATATTCCATATCAAATTTCCATCCATGTATCAAAGAGCATAAATGTTCTTACATATCCAGCAGTGGTATCACCGAAAGAACATACACTCCCTATCGGTACAGCATTCATGCCTTCAAATATACCTTTCCCCGGTGTAGTAGACGTGGGTAAATCCTTCAAATCGCTTTCTTGTGTGACAGCGAACTCTGCAACAGGTGTATTATAATCATTTCCGTACTTCAAAAGCGCACCAGCCATATTATCATTCCTTTCTATAAAATTATATAATTTTAAGCTAAAAGTTTATTTTGTTCTTCCTTTGAAAGTTTAAGAAATTCGTTATAATATATCCATTTCAAAGGTTTACCGTTGGGGAGTTTCCCAGCGGTTTTTTGAATACCACGGCAACAACAACTTACACCAGTTACAGGTATTTTATAATAATTTGTTGCTTCTGTTATAGATTTAAACAATTTCCTAGTCGTAATACACATTACTTGTCTTTTCCCACAAAATTTAGATGTTTCTTGTGTTTGCAAATTTATTCCTTTTTCAGGTATTTTCACATAGTCAGATAAATACATCCAACATAATGGAGTATCATCTAATAAATTTCCACTATGTTTATATTCACCCCTACAACAAGCACTTATACCACTTTCATGAATGTTATAAAAAGCAGCTGCTTCAATTACACTATTAAAAACTTTATTAGTAGTTGTACAAATCACTTTTTTTGAACGTGAATTTTTACAAATGTCAACATAATTATTTAAATCATTTTTAGACATACATAAATATTTATCATACCATATATAAATTTTATTATGATATGTATAAAGTTTACCATTACAACAATCATAAATACCAGTATCTGCTATATAATTTTTTTTAGCATACTTTTTTACATTTTGAATTATTTCATTATCTGTAATACAATATGCCCATCTTGCCGTTGGTACTTCTCCATTATAGTTTTTTAGTATTAAATCAAATTTGCCTGTAAATTCAACAAATTGTTGCCGAGTGTTTTGCCCGTAGCCATATTGTGAATGAAATGCTTTATGTAATTCTTCTGTAATAGTAATCCCGTTACAAACATCTATGCGACCATCAAAATCCCAATCATAACTATTAAGATGATGAACCACCAACTTGGTTTCCTTGTTTGTTTTGCCAGTAATTACACAAGTATAATTATCTCTGGCTAAAACTTTATGAATAAATACATCGTAATCAATATAATTCCTTTGTACAATTCGTTCATCATTTGTTTTATTATAATTCCAATTTGGATTTCTATCTCCTAATTTATTACATTTTCTGCAATAATATCTCTCTTCATTTCGATATTTGTTATAATTATAATATGAAACTTTATGTATTTCCCCACAACAGTCACATTGAACGTCAACCTTTACATTAGAGCCTTTAGATAAATCGAGGATATCTACAATTATTTTTGTTCCTTGAGGTGTACTTAAACCATACTTTTTATATACTCTTGGAATTTCATAACCCAAATTTTCATAGTATGAAATATTTTTCCCCGATAACACAATTTCAACTTTTTTGTTTATAAGTCCCATTTGCTTTACTCCCTTTCTTTACACAAAAGGACTGATTAAGTCTTTTTGCTTAACCAGTCCTCAAAACACTTATTAAATTTTTCATTTCTCTCATAAATCCAAAACGGTTTTAAAGTTTTCTTATGTAGTCCTGAAATTACATCTTTAAACCCATTTTGTTCAAAATATTTCTTCTGCTTAGTGTCATAGCAGACAAAAATTATCATTGCATATATTCCTTTCTTATGAAAAGATATTGGCTAAGTTACTCAGCACATATGATAAAATAGCCATACCGACTGCACCACACACCGCTCCGATTACTTTGTCAACCCAAGCCGCTTTAGTTTTAACAGGCTCATCCTTTAAATTAGAAACCTGTTCTGTCAAATCTGCTTGTGTTTCTTTTACAGCAGAAATATCAGATTTAATATATGTCATATCTTGTGCAATAAGTTTGACAGAGGTTGCAATATCATGTATAGCACGATTTTCTTCCTTAATCGTTTTAATGTCTTCCTCAACTTCATCTAGCCTATGTGAATTGCTTTTGCTTCTTTCATCAATTTGCGTTATTTCAGTAAGATAGTTTTCATTAAATTCTATATTCATATTACACCTCACTTTTCAGAGGTAGTAATAACAGAATTTGTAGTGTCAGATTTTTCGATCTTCCCTGCTAATGTCTTGATTTTCTCAAAACAATCCTTGCCGTAAGAAGTCACAGTAATTGTTAAGATTATAAGGCATATAGTCACTATACTTATTCCATTAAGTGCGGTTAAAGTAGCTTCGTCAGCTACAATACCAAATTGCCTGATTATAGGTTCTATCATACTAATGCTTGTAGTAAATAAACCTATTCCAATAATAAAACAAACTGTGTAAAACAATCCCCAAAGGAATTTATTCCAATGCCAAGAGATACTATTCTTCTTTGCAATAGCTACACCAAGAATAATATCTGCCATTCGCATAAGCGCTAAAGGAATAAGAAAAACGCCGACCATAAGTAAATTTGCCAATACTGTGTTAAGTATGTCTGTCATAAATTTACTTCCTTTCTTTATTATACTTATTATTTATTTCTTTTTTATATATTGAAACGGAATATAAGCAAACTTGTTTGGAAATTTCTCACATTCCGGACTAGTAAATTTAACCCATATTGTGCCGTTTTCTGCCGTAACATTACTACCTAAGTAAACTATAATTTCTGTATTTTTAGGCAATCTTGATATAGTTTTAGCATTGCGTTCTGGCACATATTTAATAGGCGTTCTATCTTTAGTGGTAATATATTTAGAATAATAAACACTAGGTTTGTATACTAAATTTCCTAAATTGTCAAAAACTTTATAGCCTCTATTGTAATCAGCGATATTTTTTGCTGTTTCCAGATTATTATAAACACCTATTTGGCTTTCAACATTATCTTTGCTTCTTCTGATTTTATAGGGTACATTTTCTACTGGTTTTTCATATGCTAATAAATATTTTTTTACTGTTGCTTTAAATTTACTCCAATGTGGCATAATATAAAGAGGACAAACTTTCGTTACTCCTTTTTCAATATGAGTATTAAGATAGTCTACACTACCACTAAGTCCTAAATTTTTGTTAATCCAATAAGTATGTGTTCTTAATGCAGAGATATCTAAGTCGTTTTCGTGGAGAAAATATGCCGCTAATCTAGCAGTTTTGTCTTCTGCTATAGCATCCGATTGTTTATTTTCGTTCATAATACACTCAATAGCAATATCATCTATTGCCCCTACATTATAAGTACCTCTTGCATTACACCATCCCACTTCATCAAATCTGAGTAACTGCCATACAGAACTTTCGTCTACATACAAGTGTGGTCTAACTGAACCCATATTTTCATTATATGTAGCAAGAGTATATCTTTCAGCATCATCTTGAATATTATCTAAGTCAGCAGTATTATGAATTGTAATTGTATTCACTTTAGGCATTTTTACATTTGCTTTATACAATGCATTAGGAGAAAATTTTGCGTTTCTAGCTTTAGTAGGGTCTTTCCATCTGAGACCATCTGGAATAATTTTTTGTTTAATTTGTATTCCTGCTATTGTGATTATTTTATCAGGAGTAATTGTCATATATTTCACCCTTTTAACTATCCTATGATTCAATTAAATCGTAAGTTATCTTCATCGTCTGGGCACTAGTTTTTGTTACTGGAGTGGCTAGATTATTAATAGTAGCCAAATAAGTGAAGTCTTTATTAAGATACAGTTTTGGCGCATTATAGTTATAACGAGATATAAAATATGGGTATATATCTGTATATGTATAAATTTGCATATTATCCATATTCGAAATGTTATCTTGCCAATATCCTAGCCTAATAATATCCCCATCTTCGGTTATACATTGGTTGTTCTGTAAGAAATGTGCTTTACGTTTCAAATCATAAAGCCTTTCCCACTTCCTATCGTTATAACCACTGGTCAAATCAAATTTTTTTATGAAATTTCCGTTAAAATCCACAGTAGCTAAGCAATAGGAACTCGTACCAAGTTGAAACCATGCTATAATAAAATTATTCATCAAACAAAATGGTTTATAACCGTTATATTTGTGATAAAAATTACTGCTCCCGATGCCCGCATTGGCGAACCTTTTGATATAAAAATCATCAGGAAAACTTTGAACATTAATAAGTATTTTTTTATCAAGGTCAACAGTTCCTGTTAAAGCATTAATTCTATTACAATTAAACCAAATGTCGTAGTGTATCTTATCTTCTTGTTCTTGATGACCATATCCAATGCAACGTATAAAACCATCTGAATCTGTATAACTAGTATAATCTCCTGGGTTTGTAATAGATATGTCCTGTGTCTTATATGGCGAACTTGCAGAGCTACCACAATCACCCCAATTTAATTCTATCTTTTCTGTGTTAAGTATTTTATAATAAGAAAGTCTAAATGTTGTTGTAGACGGATTTGACAAAGAAACAATGGTGTCTTTAGCTACTATTCCTCTAATTCCACCAAATTCGCTTGTTGGGATATCTTTTGGGAGATTGTATAAAGGTCTTGACAGGTTGTTATCAAAATTATAAAAATTAGTTATCTTAGGATTATAATTGTCTGCTGTCGGATCCCAATATTCATTAAGTCCTATATATCCACCTGTGCGACTTGTTAAACAAACGCAAGCAATTGTCCCGTTTGCACGGTCTGTAGCAAAATCCCACACCAACCGATATCCGTTGCTAAGAGTTCTACACTCTGTCTCATTCAACGTCCCAGTACATGGGTTAGTTCCAGAATATACTCTTCCAGCATGTCCAACTGCACCCTCACCATTTGCATATATCAAATTTGAGTTTTCTTCTTTTTTATTACTAAAAAGAAGCACTCCACCCATGGCGTTAGTAGATATAGGTAAAGTGTTGTCGAGAATCGTTTTTATACTTGTATCACACGACACAAATTCAACCGGAAGATTTAAAAGCTTCTGTACGGCACTTGTAACCATATTATTTTCTTCTACTACTTGTTCTAACTCTCCGGTTTCCGCGTTAAATAATTCTATTTTTGTATGCCCTTTGATTTTCATATCATTCTCCCTCCAAATAATTCATAGTATAAGTAAAAGCCCTATTAAAGCTCTCAATATAAGCATCATAAGCACTTTCTTTAATATTTCCTAATTCGCTCTTATACAAAATATTTACCTCACCAGATACTTGACCCATATCAGTAACAGTAAGTTTAATCCTAGACACATCTGATATTTCTACTTTTACAGGGTTAAACGTATATCTAACTCCACCAAATGTAGCAGTTATTTCAAAAGCTTTTATATTTTCGTTTGCAGAAATACTTGTGATTGGGTTTGTCATTTCAATATATATAGTGGTGCTATCAGTGCTATACACACTCCCAGTAACACAAGGCATGTTATCTGTTATCCTTGAGGTTGTTAAAACAAAAGAATTAATATAGTGATAAGCCACATTCTCTGTAAAAGAAATATCTATGGGGGTTTGAATATCACATATAAACCCATCTTCGATATCCATGGTTTTTAACACAAAGGGATTAATTTTAAAATCCCCAGTTTTTTCTCTGAAATGCAAATATCCGTCCCATAAATTAGAAGTGTCAATTTTTCTTGCAATGGTTACAGCCATAGCAATAGCATTATTCCATCTCAAGTCTGTTGCGGCTGTTTTCCAGCGTACAGGTATGCTAACATCTGTGTCACTGACAAATTCTATTTTTTTCTCGTCTACATCAGACATCTTTCCCTACTCCTCTCGCTGTTATGGCTATTGTGATGACAAAATTGCAAAAATCTATATCTACATCTTCGTTTGCCCACTCAATGGTTGCATATTTATCTCCTCTTGTTGCTTCTATAATACGACCTTTTTCATCTTTATAAAATTTCAAATCAGGTATCATATTTATTCGCCCTCAAAAATCCCAACATATCTTTCAATGCCAGCGTTTGTATGCACAGAATAATCTATATTGGAATTTATAGTAATTGACGTAATTGGTTCAAGAGAATAACCGCCATCATATCTTGGCTCACCACAGCGTTCGCCTATCCAACCCTTTGCAGAATTGCTAGTATAAAATACTTTAACAGTATCACCAACACCAATGACTTCCCCTGTTTTATTCAAAAATTTATACTCTTTTTCTTCTATATCATCAAGAAAATAAACAAACACTTTATGCGTTTCATCATCAACACCAATTACTCTAGCCTGTTTGCTTTTAACACTATCATTTACTTTTTCTTTGTCATTTTTCTTTTGAACAGTAGAAATTAATTTTGTAAGCAATTCAGAATTTTCATCTTTTTTATTAGTCACTCTCTCACCACCTTATTATTACACACATTGCAAGTCATTCAAATTCACTGAACTCCGGAAGATTATCAACATTGCATAATGAAATCGACATTTCATTTCCATTTATTGACACTTCACTTATTAAAAATCTTACGTTATCTAGTCCTAACTCTTCATTTCTGACTAATACAACATCTTCTACATCTAAATGTGGGAGCATTGTACAATTTAACTTAACGCTCATACCAATAATGCTTTTCATTTTAAGGTACATTTCAGCATAAGCATCTACATTAGCCTGTTCATAGCCAAACATATCTTCCATTGTTTTAGCAACACGATATCCAACAAGACTAATTCTCACCGGAGATTTTGGGTTATCATTTTCAGCAACGCCAACGAAACTAGCGCCATCAAAATTTTCTCCCCAGACAGTCACTCTATTCTTTACATCGGAAAAGTTATAAGTCAAACTAGAAGAAATATATTCAGCAGTTGCCTTATCATCAAACACCCACATAGGTGCTTTATTCTTAAATTCGAAATCACTAGACCCTCTTGTGAGAACCAAATGTCCTACATTATCATAATACATTCTACATTTAAGACTGTTAGCCAACTCTGTAAATATATCTCCAAAATATGAGCCTGTACTTAGTTCAACATCCTCGCCAAGTTCAATATCTCTTGTATCAAAATCTATCAAAGGATTTATCGGGTCAGTAGGTCTACCGTTGCCTTTTTCTTGTGAAAGCATATCCACAAACATCTGACCTACTTTATCGCCAAGTTCAATTTTAGTAGCGTTTTCAAGACAAGCACCACCCGTTTCAGATGTGAGCAATCCAAATTTATCTACACAGTCAACACTAACAATATTATTTTCTTGCGATATTCCAGTTGTAGTAAATATACCCTTGCTAAACCAATATATGTCGCCTGTGTATCTGTCCTTTAATCCTTTATAATACCGGATTTTTTTATCAAACCAGAATGGACTATTTTCGTTGGTATCATATTTGTGGTCACGATTATAAATCTGAAAACTTAATTTCCCCTGAACACCTTGCTCATAAGTTTTAGAATAATTCTCACTATCAATAATAATATCATCAGTAATCTCGTAGATAGTATATTCTAAATGGTCTAATACTTCAATTTTGGCAAGAACAATTTTCCCTTCATTCTGTGCAAGTCTAATATAATTTTGGTCATAGATATCATAATACTCCATATCTATCACCTCAATCTGTCATTATTCTTGTTCTGGTCTGATTATCAGCATACATATCCCTTGTTTGTACAAAATCTATTTTAATAGAATATGTCTTATAATTTCCACTATCATCAGGAGTATAGGTGTGAGATGTAATAGTCCCAAACCACACATTACCCATAGTATCTTTTATTAACATAGGCTGTTTACTGTTTACATCAGATTTCCATTTCTGGAATGTTTTATAATCTCCACCTGTCAATCCATAATCAGGGCAAGAAATATGTCCAAGCAAAAAACTCAAAGAGAATGAATCATAATCCATATTCCCATAAGTGATAACAGGTTTCCCTCTTTCGGTATCACTTTTATCTCTTTTTATATTATGGTCAACATCACCAATATCAGGATTTAACTGTACTTTCCAAGAAGAAGTAGCCTTAAATTGTTTATCGCCATACATATAATTATAATAAATTCTTACATCTGTAATAGATTTAGACGGTCTTTCATAAGGAATTTCTGTCAAGAAATAAATCTCATAATCATCAAATTTAATTGCAATAGGTACTTTAGCCTGCTGATATACTGTGGTTGTCGTAAGTGGAATAACAATATATTGATAAATCATATCCCCACCACAAGTATAATCAATATAACTTGTAGCAGAAGTTTGTTGAACAGTTTCAAGATATTGTTGAGTACCATCAGAATTTATTCTTTGAATAATATAACTTGTCGGAGCAACTCCAGTAGCATTTTTCCAAGTTAATTTTACAGTATTTTTTACTGTATCTACAGTTGCTTTCAAATCAGTAATCCCGACTGTGCCTTTAGGAATAGTGCAATTAACAACAGGACTTGTAACCTCGACATCATCTTGTGTCACTATTGTAATTTTACCCTTGAAAGTAGTATCTGGTAACACCTCTCTAAAAAGATATTCCATTCGGCTAGACCATATTTTCTCGCTCTGATTTATTATTTTGTCATCTTTATCATATATAGTCCAATAATAATACTTAATTGGATAATTACCTTGTGTTGTTATACTGGCTTCACACTTTATAACTTCATTGATAAATTCCATTGTAGGAGTTATAACCGGAATAGCCTTAGTATTGAAATAATAATAAGGAGAAATAACAAAGCATTGATAAATTTCATATGGTGTATTTTCACCTAATTCTGGGGCAGTTCCCTCTATACCTACAAATCCAGTTTTAGTATAGTATTTTGTAATACCATAATAACTACCATTAACTTTAATATATGTATTAGGGATTGTATCATTATCTGCTCTGGTTTTTCTATGTTTGCCAGTATCAAGATTAAGTCCTTGTTCAATAGGAATTAACCCTGTTTCTGATAATACAGTATCCATATTTACAACTTTAACGGTACTAAGATAAAGTTCTGTACTAACAGGGATAGCATTTTTATCATCAAATGCCTCAGATAATTTAAGCATTCCCTTACTCTTGTTATAACCTACAACAGTTTTCCTACCATTCCCACTCCAATAACAATAGCAAGGCAAATTAATATCTAGTCCTTTTTCGATAGGAATATAAATATTATTTGTTATATCTTCATCGGTAGATTGTACCGTAACTTTTGTTAACGGATTTTTTTGTATTTTACCTTTAGATGAGTATACATCTGGATAATAGCCATTGTCTATATCGACAGGTTCATAGAATTTTGCTCTCCATAGATATTCGGCATTTTGAGGAATATCATTTGTGTTCACAATATCTATTTCTTCACCGTTTCTAAATCCATCAGTACTTTTACCACGTTCATAATAAATAACTCCTACTCTATCGCCAGTCTGATAATCATACACATAAAAATCAGCGCCCATACAAAAATCACCATTAAAAGTAATTTTCATACTAAAATTAGAACCGTCTACACAATTATTATTAGGATAAGCATTTGTCGGAGAACAAAGCATAATTTATTTCTCCTTTCTTTATTTTTATTTATGATTTATATAGAATCAGCCCACCATATTTCAGATGGACTGATATAAATTATAAAGCAATTATTTAATACTATTGATTGCCGTCCGAAGTGTCTTGTTCATATAGCTCTTAATCTGCTCAATAACAGTATTGCTATCCTTTGAATCATAAATATTAAACGTGTTATTCAATGTTATAGACTTATTATTAACAATACTTTGTGCGTTATTAACCGTGCTATTTGTAACAGGAGCAGTTATCGGAGTATTCCCAGTGGCAGTATTAGCAATAGCTTGGAACTGTTGAGGTGTGACAGTAGCACCCAAACCACTTAAATAATCAGCAAGACTTACAGTTACATATTTATCATTGTCCTTGTTGTCATTAACATCTTTATTATAAATGGCTTCTGCCAAACCATTACGAATATTTTTTACTGTATTTTCATCAATATGAAGAAGCCCATTCTCATCAACACCAAGTGCCTTTTTAGCCTGTTCAATAGCCAATTGGTCTTTGGCATTGCTTTCCATGTCAGAGAAAGTATCTTTATAAGCATTAGCACTATTAATTTGTTTATCAATAACTTCTTGTTGCTTTTCATAAACCTCAATTTGTTTATCAATATCGGCTTCTTTTATTTCTCTTTCAACATCATCAAGTTCTTTTTGAGCGTCCTTAACAGTCTTCTCGTCCTGAACCTGTACAAGTCCCTCACCCTCTTTATAAACAAAGACTTTTTGCTTCTTTGCTTTATCAAGATTATTCTGGGCTTCAATCAGGTCAAGTTCTCTCTGTTGCTCGTCATTCTTATCTTTTAGAGCGTCCTTTTCATCATTGAGAGCGTCTATTTTACTATCAATAGCATCTTTTTCTTTTTCAAGAGCGTCTATCTGTTTATCAGTTACTGCCTCAATAGCATCTAAAAGAGTTGTATAATAATCTATCTGATTTTGGAGGGCATCGGAAATTGATTTATCTGCCGATTTAGAAGAACTGCTAGAAGGCTCTTTAACTTCATTCTTATAACCAGTAAGAATATTTACAAGTTCTTCCATAGCAGTTATACTATCTTTTACAGATGCATAATCTTTAAACAAACCCGTTTCGACAGCGTGTTTATAAGCATAAGCCGAAGATATCAGTGCAATTTCATGGGCATATTCTTCCATGCGAAGTTTAGCTTGTTCAATTGCAGATTTTGTCATATCAATCTGACTATCAATATAATCATCTCTGGTCTGATATGCTTGCTTACTTACATCTTCAAGAGCAGATTGTTCAAAAGTATAACCATCAGCAGTTTCAATAACACTATTTTTTAATTGAGGATATAACATTATTAATTTAGTCATATCATCATAAGAAAGAGAATTGCCTTCGTTAAGAGTTTCTTGCGCTTTCTTTAACGTTGAAATACTATCATTATAGCTATCAACTTGTTTTGTGACTTCATCAAAAGAATCTCTTATTCTATCAGCATCAGAATAATCCAGTAATGTCTCCTGAAAAGAAGCAACATTCAAATCATCTTGCGCTCCTTGGAGTGCTTTCTTTCTTTCTTCAATTTGCTTGTCAAGGGCATTTAATTCATCTAAATCTGCTTTACCATTGATATGTTTAAGTTTTTCAGCACGTTGAACATAAAGATTTTCAATCTCTTTAGAAACAGCATTAAATTGTTCCTGATACGATTTCTTTTCTTCAGCAATAGCATTTTTACCACCATCAACAATGATAGTATCATAGCTTAACCTAAGAGCTTCTAAATCAATAGTCCAAGTCCCATCTTTCTGTTTAACAAACTTATCAAACAAAGACGGGTCTAATTCAAGAAGTTCATTGACCTCTTTAGCAGTCAACCCTGTACCAGCGGTTATTTTTTGCATTGCGGACTGATATGTGCTAGAACCACTAATAATATCTTTTAGCAGTTCTTGAAGTTTGGTTAATGCCTCATTGAGAGAAGTTACGGCAGTTACAGCATTATTTGTTTCGTTAGAAGAATTAATAACATTACTTGAATAATTAGGAAATGTTTCGTTAGCCAGTTTTTCTAATGCCTGTTTTACAGGTTCGCTTGTTCCTGCCATTTCAAGAAGTTTTTCTTTCCAAATTTCAAAAGTAGCTTTATCTATAACATTTACTAATTTGCCTTCTGTTTCTTGAGTAAATTGATAAAGATATTTTTGAGCATAAGCAGATACACCTGTAGATACTGTTTCGCCATAATCATCTATAATTTTTTGAACACGATCATATTCGTCTTCAAGATATGTAATAGTTGCACTGTTTCGATTGTTTGGATCTAACCCTCTGTCTCTTATATCTTTATAATAAGACAACGCCTTTTTTAAAGCTTCTGATTGTCCATAAATATTTTGGGTTTCATATTCTATTTGAAATATTAAGTCAGAACCACCTGAAGCTCTCCACTGTCCATTTGTTATTTTCTCAAACAATCCAAACTGTTTAGCATCATCTAAATCTATAATTTTATTATAGTCTTTCCAAAATTTACTTTTTAAGTCAGCTTTATGCCCAATATTACTAGCTGAATAAATTTTCTTTAATGCTTCATCATAATCTTTTAATGTGGATATAGTTGTATTTGCTTGATTATATATTTCTTCATCAATAAGAGATATCCCAGTTTGACGTTTTGTATTAACTTTTTTAAGAGCATCTTCTTCTAATCCATATTGTTCAATTAATTTTTTTTTCCAGTCAATTAATTTTTGAGTTTTTTTAGATTCACTATCAGTCGAATTTACTATTTCTAAGTAAGTAGTTTTAAAATTAGATAATGTCTTTAAGTTATTATTGTAGCTATTTGCTAATTCTTTGTTCTTTTCAATAAGTTCTTGCGTTTTGTTTATTTCAGATGAAATTACACCGATTAAAGCAGATATCCCTGCCGTTATCCCTATTGAAATCACAGTGTTCAAAGCCATACTTGCAATTTTTAATGCAATTGTTTTAGCTTTTGTGGCAACCAAAATAGCATTATATTTAATCATTGATGCTTTTGCACCGTCTAATTTAGTTAAATACATTCCAAGTTGAACATTTGATTGACTTACAGCATTAGCAAAAGCTATTGAATTAGTCCTTCCTGTTTGTTGCACTTGATTATAAGCATTAATAACCGAACGGACATTAGCTATACCTTTAGTGTTCCCATTTAAAAGAGCAACGTAAAACCCCTCAACAGAAGCTCTTGCACTTGCACCTTGTTGAGCAATCGCTTGAAAATATGTAGGTAGCGCACCATTTATATTTCCTGTTTCATTAAGAAAATTATTCCACTCTTTGCCAAAGGATTGATTTGCATTTATTTTATTGAATGTATCAATATATGTATTTACCTGATTTGTTGCCAATCTAAACCCTGATGCAACAATTTTAGTTTTGGCAAATATACTATTGAGGTTCCCATCAATTACTTTAAATACACCAATATTTTTGAAACTTAATCCAGCAAACACTATTGGAATAAGAGTTTGCAAAGTTCCAAAATTTTCAATTAATGTATTTACAATAGAAATTATCCCATTTAACCCATTAACAAAAGTTTTCATTGTAGAAGAATCGGCAAAACTATTAACTAATTTGGCAAACGAGTTAGACAAAGCATTTAATCTACCAGTTAAATTCTCTGCGGATTTATTAGCTTCTTCAAGCGCCGAACCGGCAGCTTCATTAGAATTATATTCAGATAACATTTTCTTATAAGTGTCCCAGTTATTGAGTAGACTTATAAGTTGATTCCCCCTGTACTTTCCTCCAACAGCATTAATAAGATTTGCTATTTTAATACTGCCATCAGCTTCTTTACTTACCGAATTAGCCAGTTCTTCAAGCACCTGCATTGGGTCTCTTAATTTAATTGCTCCGTCTCTAACTTCTTTAAGACTAACACCAAGAGCTTCGCAAGCCTTTTCATACTTAGTTAAAGATTCAGATGTAATTGCTTCGCCACCATCTCCAATTTCATCAGCATCAGCCGAAACTTGTTGAAGATTCATAATTATAGCTTTGAACGCACGACCAGCTACTTCGCCACCCTCTTGTGTAGTTGCTATCATAGTACCAACAGCAGCAGTCATTTCATCTACTCCAACTGAAGACGTTGATGCTTGTGAACCAGCAATTTTTGTTGCATTAGCAAGTTCTGTCAAATTAACAGCATTTCTATTAGTAACATAGTTTTGACGATCAAGTACATCATTCAATTTTTCTGCACTACCATTTAATTTATAAGCAGCATTTGTGGCGATAAGATAAGCATTGGCTAATTCAGTATCCATATCACCTGCTGACTGAGCAAGGATAGATAATTCAGCCATTTGTTCAGAACCTTGTTCATTAAATCCTGCACGGCTCATTTCTTGCACACCAGTTAAATAATCACTTGCAGTACGACCATATTTGCTGGCTGTATCAAAAGCCGAATTGCCTAATTTTTCAAGACTTTGAATTGTTCTATCAGAAGTCTTAGAAATTTCAGTAAGGATATTATCTAACTCTTTAATTTCTGTTACAGCCTGACGTATTTTCATAGTCACTCTACTAACAGAAGCAGTAATACCCATCCAACTGCTAAATTTCTTCACAGCTGCCCATAAATTTTGAAATACCGTTCCACCCTCAAGCCCTAACGCCTTAACTTCAGACCTCATAGCCTTGAATTGAGAAGTTATCTTCTGAATATCGCCATTATCAGCCCCAGATTTTAACTTACTCATCATAGCATTCCATTCTTGTGAAACAGTCATGCCAGATGTAAGAGTCTTATTAGATTTCATTGCTTTACCATTAGCCATAGCAAAAGCTTCAAGTTGAGCAACAAGAACTTTTATCTTACCTTTCTGAACATCAACGCCATTAGTCTGTTTTAATTGAGTTTGTAAATCCTTGGCAGAAGTTTCAACCGTTTTAATCTGGTTATTAAGATTAGTCATATCATTGACCAAGGTAGCAAAAGCAGTAGTGTCAACCTTGCCAGTTGTATTACCAACAGTAACCATTGTACCAACAGTTTCTCGCATTTGAGTAAGTTTAGTAATAAACTGATCTAATTGTGCAATCTGAGCTTGCACACTAGATTTATTAGAATTATCAGCAAAAATCTTACTGTTTTTCAATCTGTTCAGATTGACAATTGATTTTTCAATGGCTGTAGCATAATCACTAACTTGTTTAATGTTTTTAGCCATTTGGGCATCGGTTTGATGATTTTGAGCAATAGTAGCATCTTCTCTTGCTTTTTTCACCTGTTGTGTAACATAGGCTTCTTGCTCTTCAAGAGAAACAATATTTTTTAAAGTCCCACTTTGCATTTGCAAATTTTGCAAAGTTTTTTCTTCATCATGTAACTTTTGCTCTAAATAAGTTTTATTGCTTACATCAGTAGAACTAAGTTTAGAAATCTGAGTTTGTATCTGATAAATCTTATTCTGGCTTTCAACCTGACTATCAAGATTGATTTTAAGCCTTTGATAATTCGTCACAAGTTCTTGTATCCTTGCCACATATTTATCTAAGACAGCAGGATTTTTAATACTTGTAATACCACGTTGTAACGATGCCATTTCTTTAGCAACATTACCAACTAATAATTGTTGCCCTTTCCATTCATTTGCAATATTACTAAGATAATTCTTATATATAGCAGTTTTAGTTGCCATATCATCAATCTTGTTTATCTGGTCAGAATTTATAGTAAGCCAATTTGAATTTCCAGAACCTTTGAATAATTCTTGCAATGCTTGAAATTTAGTCTTAGCATTATCCAATATATTAAGAATACTAGTTAAAGCCGAAGATTTACCTGCTTGGTCTTCAATATTATTAAGATTAGAAAAAGAAGAAGTAAGATTATCAATCTCTGTTTTCATTGCTTGAACCGGAACTTTAGAATTATTGATACTATTTATAAATTTATTAATATTATTTCCCGTATCAACCTTAACAGTTTCAAAACCTTTTGCTCGGAGTTGAGTAGCAACCTTTTCAGCATTATGGTACTGTGTAACCATCTGATTAAGTTTATCAATTTGAGTTACTACATTTGCTTTCATTGAAGCCATTGTAGTTTCATCAGCATTTCTTAACTCCATAATAGCACGAGCAACATTTATATATTGCTGTTTAAGACTATTAACATTTTCATCAGATTTTACAGATTTGCCACCATTAGAATCTCCCCATGCTGATCGAATAGATTTTAAGTCAGAAATATATGATGTTCTTAATGCCTTTAATTGGTCGTTATATTTTTGTTGCGAAATTATTAGCTTTTTTATTCCGGCATCGGCTTCATTTATATTTTGCAACTGGTAAAAAATATTTCCATCTTCACCCTGTTGCATTACATACTTGAACTTTTGCACCTCGCCAGTAGCAGATTTTACTTGAATAGTAAAATCTTTATAATATTCTAATCCACTTTCAGTAAAAGCAGGTTTGTTACTTACTGCTGTAACCTCGCCAAATTTTTCAAACTCTTTTTCAGCAAGTTTAATAACATCTGCAACATTATTAAATGTGGTTACATATTGGGTTTCAATAGGAATTAAATTAGAAGCTGTTTGCTTCGTAGCAGAATTTACTTTGGCTACCTCTTGTTCAGCTTTTTGACTTGAAGAAGATACCTTAGACATGGCTTTTTCAGAAGTATTCCCTAAGTTACTCATCTGAGTGGCACACTCATAAATCTGTGCTACAAGTCTATTATCAAAATTCTTATCCGATACAATAAGATTATTTCCAATATTATTTCTTATCATATCCATAAGATATGTATAACTTTCAGCGATAGCATTTTGATTATCAGGTGTCAATCTTAATGCTTGATATAATTCAGTAGCAATTTCTTTAACTTCTTTTGTGCCTATTCCTAAATTATTTTTAAGATTAGAAATAAATGTAGATAAATCTACTGTCCCTAACGACTGCATTTTTGCAATCATTTCATTTATCAGAACATCAGTTTCTTTTTTGATAATGTCAACATCAGATACTACTTGTTTCTGAACTTGACTTAACTGTGATTGAATAGTAGTATTACCAACACCAATATTTACATTATATTGTTGTTGAGTTATAGTTTTTAACTGATTTTGAATATTAGAGATAACATTATCAGATAATCGAGCATCTATCAAAATTGCATTGTTTTTGTTATTGCTTAATTGTTGCTGAATTTTCTTAACTTCTTCAGGAATATTCTCCATTCCTAAAGTGACGGGTATCCTAATTTGTAAATCTTCTGCCATTTCACTTCACCTCTAATCCTTGTTTTTGCAACCCTTGTTTTAACGCCTTTTTATGCCATTCATAATCTTTTAATTCTTTTCTTGTATTCTTAATAAAAGGACGAGGAACACCATCATACTCCCAATCAGAAATATCATATCCTCTGCCACTTTCAATTACCCCCACAATTTCTTCACCAGCATTTGCAGATTTTTTTATTTTTTTATCACTTGGGTCATAATAATACGGAGAGCCTAAAGTGTTATTTCCCACAATAAGTGTATTCCCATCAATAGAACTATTAATATTTCTATTATCTAATAATCCGTTTTCATTCATTCTTCTAGCATACCTACTAGGGTTATATACATCATAGACATCTTGTGCAATATGGTCTTGCATTACTTCTGTTACGGTTTGTGCCACATCAGTTAATAACGCAATATCGACTTTTTCTTGTAATGCTTTTTCAAGTTCTTTAAGGCTTTTGCAAACTTTAGCCATTAAAAATCACCAGACTTTAATAATCTCTCCATTACTTTACAATCATTTTCTGCAATACTCTTATCATGAGCAAGACAAACTACAGTGATTTCCATTCCTACTTTACAATCTGCACTTAATATTCCAAGAATAGATTTCATATCTACTGTACGAGTACCCAAATCAAGATAAACCATACTTTTGAGTGCATTTGTTTCTGACACGATTTTATTAACCACCCTGCCAGATAAAGGCATAGAGAGTATCATAGTAAACTTACTGCTTTCCATCGGTACTATCTCCCCCAATATCATTATTTGTAGATATTGCAACAGCTTTGCTCTTATTCGATGCATTTGTCTTATTAGACTTCTTCTTAGTTGATACAGTCTTAACCTTAGTTCCGTTATCATCATTTTCAGTCTTTTCGACAACATTTTCTGTCACCGCCTTGACAATACTCTTAGAATTTTTATCCATATTCTTTGCAAAATCAGTAGCTTGTGTCATAACTTTCTTCATATCATCTGCATTAAACTCGCCAAAAGATGTAGAAAATCTGTCAATGGCATCCTGAACAATATTGATAAGGCTAGCAAGAGCATTATTAAGAGGATTACCAACCTGCTTCTTTATATATTCAATTTTTTCAGAAATAGCATTATCAATCATAACATTCTGACGAGGGTTGATTTTATTAAGAAAATCTGTATAATATCCATTAATCCAATCAACATAAAAATTCTGAATATCATCATTAGGAAGTTCATCAGGACAGTAATACTTTATCTTATAAAAAGCCGAAACTACAGGAGTATATTCAGGCTTATATTCTATCTCATTTGTATTTTCATTAGTGAAAAACACACTGTCAACAACGGTATTTACTAACTTACTCATCTCAATCAGTTCAATAGTATCTCTCATGTTCTTTTTCCTTTCAAACTTTATTTTGTCATATTTTTAATATCTACTTATTACTTGTTTTAGATTCCTGCCTCCACTTGATTAATTGAATTATTTTGTTATAATATTCTTTTGAAAAATTCCAATATGGTATTCTTATTAATACTATATTATGAGAATTGCAAAATTCATTTTTTATACTATCCATCTCTACACAATATTCATGTCTTTCTTTTGCACGTTCATCGGATATACCTCTGAAATTTACAGGTTTATAATGATGTTCTCCATCTATTTCGACCAACGTAGCATATTTAGGAAGCCAAAAATCAAATTTCAACATATTTTTATGTAAACATTCTTTAATTTTATAATCATATTCATATTTAATTTCGTTAGTTTCTAAACAATTTGCAAATTCCTGTTCTGGTTTACTCATATTACAATGCCCACATCTATGCCCTTGTAATAATACTGATGGTGAAGCTTTATGATACTTCCCGCAATCACATATATATTCAATAGGTGTTTCGGCATTTATATACTCGCCAATTATAAAGATTTTAGAATTAATGTTTTCCATTTCCTTTATAAATTGTTCAGTAGTCTTTTTTATATTATTAGCACATTTAGGGCAAGATGGATTTCTTAAAATTTGTCTTGCGTTTTTAGTATGTATATTGCCACATTTGCACTTATAAGTTATATTGTCTTCTAACGTTTTATATTCACTGAGAATTTTAATATTTTCATTTACATTATAAACCATTTGTATATACTCATCGTGTGAATGTTTCTTCCTATTACAAATAGCACAACCTTGTCCCGATAATAAATATTCAATAGCTGTTGACCATTCATTACCACATTTACATTTACAATTTACCTTTAAACGTTTTTTAACAAATTCGTCACTATCCTTTAAATCAATAATTATGTCAGGACTAATTTCTTTGATTTTTTGTATTATTTCTGTTGCTGATAATCTATTATTAGCGCATTTTGGACATAAAGGGTTTGAACGTATCATCTGAGATGGCGTTTTATAAAAAAACTGCCCACAAACACACTTAAATTTAATTTTTGTATTAGCATCTACATATTCATCTATCATCTCGATTCCATCGTTAATTTCATGTAATTTTTGTATATATTCTTTTTCCTTTTTAATCTTCGTACTTCCTATAAATTTTTTACATCTTGCGCCACGAAGTAATCTATTTGGTGATTTTTTATGAATTTCCCCACATTCACATAAAAAATCTACTGGCTCTGAAGATTTAGTGTAATTAGACATAATAACAATTTTAGGATTTATAATTGACATTGCTTTTATAAATGTTTCATTATCATATACTTTAAATCCGATTTTATCAAAATATTTCATATTTTAATCTCCTTATATTGTGAACAGATAAAATTGGATATTTCAAATTGAACACGTCCTGCCTTAGCTTTATTTAAAATACTACAATTTCGTTTGTATCTACTACAACCGATGCAATTAGCTTCAAAATGTTCTAATTGAGATATATTATCAAAAATACCTATGTAGTCAACAGGATAAATTGTTAGCTCAAGACGGGGGTTAATATTGTCATAATAAATTCTTTGTACTCTCTCACAAACAACATTATCATCAATCCAAATTAAACCTGTTTCAGTAATAGCATCTAAACTACATTTAAAATAATTATTAGGGTCTTTATCTATTCTATCAAAATAAAAAATTGCGTCAACATAAAAATGTTGAAATTCATTTGGTGATAACTCCCAATTTTGTTCAGTTACTTGTTCACAAATATATTTTTCAAATTCCTTTTGATATCTTTTAGCTTCCGTTGTTTTATAACTTGTAGCCATTGGCTTTCCATTTTTTATAATAGTCCTATAGCCTAAATAATGATTAACAGACGGTGGTAAAGGTGAAATCAATTTTAATTTTTTCATTAATTACAAATCCTTCTATAATAATTTTATCAGATTATAAAAAATAGGGAGACAACCACATTTGACGGTTGCCTTTATGGTCATCTCCCTATAATTTTATTCTTTTACAAACTTTGTTCTATTCTTTTTGGTCTTTGGATTAAGCTTGTCTTGAACAATCTCATTTACATTATCATTTACATTATCATTGACAATATTAGTTTCTGAAACTTTAATGTTGTATACATCAGTTTCAGATTCAAATTTTATATCATCAGCAAATATCTCATCAACAATAGCCTTAACATTATCACAATATTCAATATTTCCATGAGTATCTATTGCATTCTGTAATTCTGCTCTGGCTTTGTCTTTGCTATACTCACCATTATGATACATAATAATAGGTATATGATATGCAAAATGAGCTGGACAGCAAACTACCCTACGCCATTGCAAGGTTTCAGGTATATTTTGCTGACAGGTATTGCAAGCCTTAAATTCTTTCCCGCAGACCAAACAATGCCTGATTATTTCCATACTTATTTATTCCTTTATCAAGCAGTCTTGTAAACCTTGAAGTCCCAGAACTTGGAGTTGCCCACTCCACACTTGTCAACAAGGCTCTTGAACTGGAAGGGATGCTCAACACCATCGCCACCCATATCAAAATCAAAGTTAGCATTCCAGTCACAACGATAAATTTCAATCTGAATGAAGTAAGTCTCATCACAGGTGTTCTTGCCAAGGCAATTAATAAAGGTGTGAGTGGTCTTACCATATGTATCAGCAGAGTTACCTACAGAAGCACCGTCCTTCTCATACTCATAAACAACCTCAATAGTACCAGCATCAGTAGCTACATCGGTAGGAAGAGTAATCTTCTTTGTTCCGGAAGCATAAGCAACATGGGTTGCATCCTCAGAAGAAGCCTGCTCATACTTAGTAGTCGTACCATCAACAGTAATAAGCACATTCAGAAGCTCAGAACCAGCAATACCAACAGCGGTCTCAGCAGTAGTCACCTCGGTAGCACTCTTCTCAAAAGAAATAACCTCTCTCTTTCTGAACTTAATCTTACCAGATACAGGGTCAGAACCAGTCTGGAGAGAAAGCAGAGAGCCAGAAATATAACCGGAAGAGCCAGAGCCTTCAACAGCCTTATTCTTCTTGATAGTGAACAGTACAGTATCATTCTTACCAGTTACATCAGCACTATCCTCGGAGTTAGAAAGAGTAATATTCTTAATCTCATCAAGAATATTAAGGCAGGTATCATCAGTACGAGAATAATTCTCAATAGTCTCTATGGACGTAATAGTCCAGCCCTCAAGCATTGCAATTGCAGCATTAGCCATAATTATTCAATCCTTTCATATAATAATTCTTTGTAATTTACTATCGCCTATTTTCTTCAAATCTACTGTACCAAAATAATATCCGGACATGATATTGTCAATTTCAGCGTTTTTATTTATCTGCTTGTATGAAGCATATAAATCATATAAAGTAATATTTTTAACTGTTTCAAAATTATATTTGAAATTACAGTTATTCACAAGAAATAAAATAACGCCATCTAAAGCAGATGACGATTTACTATCTTGTTTATTTTGAAGTCGAGTCTTCTCACGTTCACGCTTTTTCTTAGCTCTATCCAAAATATAATCTCGTGTTTCTTTTTCAGGGACTTTTCTGTATTCACGATTTTTTTCAGCGTGTAAAATACAGCATAACAAATCTGATAACTGTTCATAAATAGCTTTATTAAAAATCACTTGGTCTTTGCTATTTACAAATATTACATTCTTATTATCATCATTACTTTTTGCCCATATATCAGAACAATCAAGTGTAGGAAATACTAATTTCCAACGTTGAATAATTTTTCCCCTGTCTTTGCCCTGTTGTATTTCAGACAACAATGATAACAAAAACATTGTGAATACTTCATATTCCGTAACATCTGTCCAGTAAATTCCAATTTCTTTTAACTCTAACATTAAATCAGTAGGCGTTTGAATAAATAATGAAGCTGTTTGAAGATACCCTCTTTCAATAATAATATCTCTGTCTTCGCCCCAAACATCGCCAACCATTGGGATATTTACAGTTATTAAATCATTGAATTTATACTGTTTTTTATTAAGAAGATTAAATTTCGCCATTATTTAATCCTTATATCTTATTCTATCCGACCAATCCGTTACACGGAACGTAACCAGTCTGCCAGTATATTTATTAGTCCCCGAATTAAATATACTGTTAGAAACATAATGAGCCTTGGCAATACCAAAGCAATCTTTTTCACCGAAATCTTTTTTCAATTCTCTTACAAGAATATCATTTCGTAATTTATCTTTATACTTTGGCATTTTATAATGGGTTAATACCCAAAAATATAAAGTTACCTCTATATAGGTTTTATTAACTCTCGATATAACAGCATCAGATAAATCATACAAAATAAACGACCCTGTTTCAGTTATTGTATCCGGTATGTACTGATTAGGAAAAATATGTGTCCACATTAACTCATCTGCTTCTTCCAAACTATATTCACCATCACTAAGAACTTCTACAATAGTCGGGTTGGCAAGCAAAGTATTCGTCACAAGATTTCGATAATCCTCTATTAAATTATCATTTTTCCCCATCATACACCCCCTACAATATTAACCGTTATCTCACCTGTATTTCCTGTACCATCATCACATTTAAGAACAAAACTTTTACCAATAACATTCTCATTTTGAGAACATTTTATCTTGCATTTATTTTCACCAGTCACCGGAGTTAAAGTAATACAACTCTGTACATCAGGTGTAGCAACAATATTCCATGTAACAGGCGTTAGGATATTTGCAGTAAATGTTTTATAAGACCCGCCTACTCTGATACTGGGATTGCCAACATAAGTAATTTCAATATTGTTTGGCGAAACAGGTTTATTATAATCGCAAAGCCATTCTTCAATATTATCTGTATCGGGATTATAAACATCCTCGCTAAATATCAAACATAATACTCGGCTTTCAGCATAAGATTCACTGACAGTATCAATTCTTGTAATTCTATACGGTATCGGATTTACGTTGTTATAATCAATAAACATTCGTTTGGTACGGTCAAGATAAATTGTCTCATTATCTAAAGATGTATATACCAAAAGCTGATTATAACCCAATGTAAGAATTTTATTTCCCTCTTCTCCGGTATTATATTGCGAAGCATTTTCAACGTGAAATGGCTGATAAATTATATTACCATCATCATCTTGCCATTTAGCAATATAATTACATAAATACAAAACTACTTTTTCATACACCTTGTTATTAGTAGGCATAGTCATTATAAGCCAAATATTCCATCTATCATAATCTTCGTCATATACTTTAACATATTTGTAATCCGAAATTGTTTTCAAACGAGTTAATAATTGGCGTTGCCAACCTTTCGTTTGAGTTTCAGGAGAATTGCCTTGTATAATACCCTCGGTTTCAAATTCTTCTTCAAACGAATTTGTTTCTTTATCAAACTTCCCTTTACAAAGAAGAATTTTATTTGATAAGGGCGAATCTATCAAAAAATCATCTATACCTAAATTAGCGTTAAATCGGAAATCATTTTTTTCTGTTCCCCCAGTATAATGTGGCGAATTAATTAAATACCATTCTGTACTCATAAACTCACCTCAATTATAGGCTGTTGGTAGTAATTTATCATAAAATTCTGCTATTTTTGTATCAACATAATCCAATTCTTCTTTTGCGTGTGCCTTATCAGCACTTGTATTATTAAGAGTTAAATCCTTGCCAATAATATTAGTCCGTTTTATAATTCGGTCATATTGGCGTTCACAATAATAACGTTTGATTGTATATCCAAGAATTTGAATATACAAATATGGCAACGAGATTAATTTTCCATCTTCATCATAATACAAAAAAGACTTTGTGGAATCATCAAATAGTAGAGGCTCAATTTCCTTTGAAAATTCTTCAATAGCCATTTTAAACCACTGCAAAATAAGCTCGTCATTAAGTTGATATTTTTCTTGAAATGTGGCTTCAAACACATCGACCACATCTTTATATGTAGTGATTGATATTTTCACCACATCCTTTCTTTTATACAGTCATACCACAAACGGCTTCACATTCTCTAATTTTATTAAAGTCATTAAAACCACATTCTCTAATGAGTTTAATCAGAAGAACCTTTTCTGCTTGTGTAGTAAAAGTTCTAGTAACTTCCTTCTTAAAGTCGTCAAGTCCTTTAATCGCAAAAATCTTTTCAACCTTATTCTTATCAATAAGTTCAGATGTAATATCAAGATAATCCCTTGTGAGTTTATCATCTATAAAAATAGTTGCATGGTCGCCGTTCCCATTACCACGAAGAAGTTTATTTCCATTTTCAAACTGTGAAATTACTTCTGCACGAGATAATCTTATCGAACCACCTGCTTTGATATTTACCTCTCCATTGGTTTCAAGTTTATTAAACCCAACCATCCAGTTAGCAAGATTTTTAAGTGTTATCTTTTCTTCCATGTTTAATGGTTTGATTTCTTCTTGAACATCAGATACATTTTCATCTGTAATAGCATCGTTTGTAGTTTCAATAACTGTATTATCTTCAGGAATTGTATTTTCAATAATCTTTGTTGTGTTCTCTCTTTTAGCCATATTGTCAATATATCCTTTCATGTGCTTTAATTATGGGTTACTGATTTAGTAACCCATAATCATTACCACTTAATTAAAATTAAAGATTTGTGTCAGAAAGCATACCGAGCTGGAATTCTCTGCCACGAACTACCGTAGTAGCAAACTCTACATCAAATCTAGACAGAACATGACCAGTGGTAACATCATTACCGCTAAATGTAGTCAAACCACCTCTTGTCCAAGACTTAATGGGAGAGCCAAACTGCCCACCAGTAGGAACAACAATAGCAAGACCTGCATCAAGCATGGTGCTAAAGTTGTCGCCAGCAGCATTGAGGTTAGAATAATCATAAGGATTAGTCATCTCTGCAAGAATTGCACCATTATAAACACCAAGAATACCCTTTGTGCGAATGTCTCTAAGGTCATCAGCAGAAATACCCTGAATATAGCCGTATCTGCTACCATTGTAGGCAACCTCAGAATTAAAACCAGCCCAAGGAGTAAACTGCTGAAGAAGTGCATAATCACCAATAACAGTTGCGCCAGTGCCAAGTCTTCTTACCTTCTTGAGAACATCGTCAACACCAATCTTAGTAAGACCCGCACCCTCAAAGAAATACTTTACAGGAGTTGCATTCTTAACAGCATTATAAGCGTTAGTTACAATTTCCTTCTTCATCTTATTGATAATGTCAATTCTAACCTGATTCTTACCTTCATTCTCCTTAGACATATCACCAAGCATAAGTCTACGATAATCAGTAGCCCAACCGCCAGAAATGGTCTTTGTACCAATGGTGTACTTCTCAGCCTTAATAGCAGGGAAAATTACATCAGCATTAAGAGCCTGTTCACGAGACTTATCGCCAATAAGTTTCCAAGAATCTATCTCAATAGACTCATCATAGCCCAGAGATTCAAAGTCGCCAAAAATACTCAGGTTCTGTATCTCGGCAGTAAGGAAAGGTTCAACAGAATACTTTCTGATAGTATTAAGCTCAGCAAGAGACTTCGCATCGCCATTAGCAATACCCTCGCCCAGTTCCTTAATTTTATTTACAACTGCATCTGTCTTCTTACCGTACTTAGACGTATCCTTACCATCAGTAAGTGCAGAGAAAATCTCTACGATAGGGGAAGAATGCTTAATTTCATTTGTAAGAGTAATATCAGAATCTCGTCTTACATTATTCATTTCAAAAGTCATAGCCATAATTATTTTTCGTCCTTTCTTGTTAATTTACTTCACAATAACTTCAACCAGAACACCATTGCCGTCAAAATCGATCTTCTTTACAACTTTAAAATATACTCCACCATCAGAAATACCTGAGTCAGAAGTCATAATATGAAAATTGCCGTCAGCACCAGCATTCATAAGAGTTGTGCCAGCAGTAATAGAAGCATAAGTCTCGGAAGAACCGTATGTAATACTATCAGGAGAAACCTGAAGGCATTTACCCTTCCAAGCAGATACATCCCAAGCTGTAACAAGTTCGCCAGCGGGAGTTACAAAATCCTTATAAATATCATCGCCTCTGCCATAGTTTGCAATAAGCTTAATACCAAGACCAGTAGTAGGAGCAGAAACCACTACGCCATCAGTAACAGTACCGAGGAAGAAATTCTTTGTACCACCAGCAGCAGCCTTAACTGTACCATCACCGACACCAGTCTTCTCAATCTGAGAAATTTCATATACCTTAATCATTTACAAAATCCACCTTTCTAAATTAATAAATAGAACCATCATCATTGCTATTTATAGAAGTATCATCTACATCAGCAAAAATATCAATCTTCTTAGAGTTCTGTTCTGCAAGAACTTTTGCCTTTTCAGCCTCAGAAGCGATAGTTGCCTTACCAATACCCTCATAAATCTTAGCCGTAATAGAATTAATTTCAGACTTGATAGGGTCAGCATTAAACGCTTCGATTTCAGTTTTTGCATATTCCTTCTGTTCATCAGTAAAATCAGCCAGAGCAGTATTAAGTTCAGACTTCTTCTGTTCTACCTTAACAGCATTAAGTTCATCCGTAAGTGTATTCTTTTCAGCAGAAATTGCTTCTACTTCACTCTTTGCTGTTGCAAGAGACGCTTCAAGTTCAGATACCTTTTCTGTTAAAGAATTAACTTCTGTTGCCTTAATTTCAAGAGCAGAATTAAGTTCAGCAATTTTTGACTCAAATTCCTCGGTCTTACTATTGCACTCAGAAATAGTAGCCTTAATGGAATCTGTAATCATACCAAGTGTCTTTTCATCCATTGTTATAGATTCCTCCTTAATATCATTTTTTTTATTATTCAATTCAAGTAGTGAAGCTGTGTGGTCGGATGGCTGAATACCACAGCCAAGAAGAGCATATCCAGAAAATTCAAATTCAATAGGTATTCTTCCGAAATCTTTATATCCGTATAAATAAACTATTGCTGGGTTATGCTCGGTTCTTACTATTTCAACACTACCATAAATTGTTTCATTGTTAGATAGCTTTTCAGATAAAAGGTCAATACAGTCAGAATATCTCATATAATCTAATGTGCCTTCGCCTACAAAGACCTTTTTTGTTTCATTATTTTCATTAGCAATTTCATCAATATATGCTTTGTCAAAGTGACCTATTGTGGTAGCATTGCTTAACAATGGAACACCATCTTTATACTGACCTGTCTCACCATGACCAAGAATATCCGTTTTACTATCATCTACAAATTCAACGGTTACACTTGAACCAATAAGAGTGTCTTTTACTTTTTCAACATACTCATCTATCCAAGTAATACCATTGTCGTTGTATTCTGTGCCTGTTTCATCAACAATACAGGATTTATCATAAATTTCAGCAAGAATAAGTTTAAATCTCTTATAACCTGTCTTTTTTTCCTGTTTATTGTTAATTTCAAAAAGTTTCATTATTAATCACCACCTTTCCATCAACTTGTACTCGGTTTAGGCTGATCATTGGTGTTATTCCCCTGAGTGACTAATGTACTATCATTTGTTGCATTTTCTACACTAGGTCTACCACCCTTATCTTCTTCACTTGAATTATCATCACCCGAAGAATTATAAGATGTCGGATGGGGTGTGTATTTATCGTCCCATTTTTCTAATTTTTCCATATCCATAAGAGATAAATATGCGTCCAAATCCCAACCAACAGAAGTGATCCATGTAGATTTACTACCACTACCAGACATATAGAGTTCTTTATTCAGAGCAACAAATTTATCTCTATTAACAAGACTTGTCGGGAGATAATAAATCTGTATTTCGTTATTTTTATCTCTTACAACATTTTTGTTTATCACATAGGATAATTCGGCTGCAATTTCTGTAACCCAAGTATAAACCTTACTAAATAATAGCTCAAGACTAAGTTGCTGAGATGAATAGTTGCCACTTTCACCGTCAAGAAGACCCAACGCAAAACCTAGTCCCAAAGCAATATTTGAATTAAGTTTAGGTTCAATCTCTTCGTTTAGAATATCTACGCTTGTATCAACAGAATCAATCTTTGTCCCCGCAGCAACAGTAAAGAACGATGTTCCTCCACGATTATTTTTTGTCATAACCGCACTTTTTACCGTCTTATGCTGTTCTTCTTGTTGCGTTCTGGTTAAACTACATCTTCCTTTTTCGCCTTCAGGCAAAGTTTGATAAATTATTTTGTTATTTACTTCACCTAATACACTTCTTTTTGTAGTGATTAAATAATCGTTATAAAAAATATCTATAAGAGCAGGAATTGTAATTGGTCTGCCATAGGGTTCACGTCTATCGCTTTTTATCTTATGAACAACTGTTTTGTTATTATCTAACACAAGCCAACTACCCGATGTTTCATTGTTCTTCCACTTTTCATATCCGTTACGAATGTCATAAGGATAACATTTAAGTTTATTTATTTTCTTTTCTTCTGTAAATTGATTAAAATAATCAAGGTCAAACGCAATTACAGGTCGATTGTTTTTGTAACCTCTTATTTTTACATAATCAACAGGTAGTGGTATCATTGCCACAGAAACATCTAAATTATTCAGTTCCATAAGCCCCGTCATTTCATAGTCAGAGACAAATTTTGTATTATCTACCCCTTGACCCTGAATATCAAAATAATAATAACAAGCACCATCTAAACAATCTCTAAATAAAAAATCTCGTATTATCCCCTTATCATTAATATAGTCAAGGACATTTTCAACTTTTTGTTTATTATCTTTAACCTTTTTCTTGCTCTTACCAGTTGATGTAAGAATATGAGAAAGGCTAGGCAAAGAAACTATATAGTCAACAGCATTTGATACAATGGGGTTAGTATTATATACTTTTCTGCTCAAGTCTCGAATTTGTTTGTTTTTAACTATCGGGTTAGATAATATTGATTTAATTTGCTCTGGTGTATAATTAGAAAACAAATCAAAATTTATATTGGCATATACTATATTGCTCCATTGAGAATTAAATTCATAAGATTGCTCCCTTTTTTCTATATCACCCATAACTTCACCACCTTTCTCATCTTTATAGTTAAGTGTTTAATTTATAAAAGTTGCATAATCATAATCAGAGTTATCAGATAATAAGTCTTGTTCCAAAAGACAGGCAAAATGTACCCCATATGATACACTTGTATATCTATCTTTTCGATTATTGCCTTGTTCACTTATTACAATAATACCCGTTTGGTCTCTTTTTTCATATACAAGTTCAATACACTCTTTAACTAATTGTTGCGTTTCCAAATATGGTCGTTCATAAAACAATTGCGTATCTGCCGATATAGCTGTTGTGTAATCAGATATTGTATTTAGCATACCTTCTTGTGCTTCTTGTAAAGAAATTAGAATGTCAATCATTTTATTTTCTAACGTATTTTTAAATTCTATAGCAATATCACTATTTAATTTTTGTGAAGCAACAATAGCATATAATATTGGTAATGCACCGTCCACTTTAACTCTGTTTGCTATATTATCGTCATTCATACATTTCCAAGCTTGATATTCTTTGTCACGTTCTTCATCATACATCACACGAGCTAATAAATCATAAACGAGAATACCGCCATTTCGTGTATCAAGAACACAATAATCAGCTTCAAAATCTTCAAACAACTGCTTAATTCTAAGGGCTTGTTTATTGCCATCGCCCCCCTGAATTGACTCAAGATAACATACAACCTTACGATAACCCCTCTTTAATTCTTTTTCCCCATTATCACCTGTCTGATAAATCATACTCTCAGGTAACAATCTAATACAAGAAAAGATAGAATTGTCATTGTTTTTATTTGTGACAAAAGCCATATCACAAGCTATAATTCGTATTTCTCCAGTTTGTTTAGGAATAGCATAAGGATTTCTTTTTCGAGATAATACATCAACAGTTGTCCTTGGATAAAATGGCTTTTTACATCTCATATTATCCTTAAACATTGAATATGTAAAAAATGCAGATGTATTTTCTTTTACTCTCTCATTTAAAAACTCTATTCGCCAAGTTAAACTATCTTGTTTTGCTTTTTCACGCTTTAGTTGCTTCATTGTTTTGATATTATGTTTTAATGTAATACTTTCATCAAATGCAAAAAGACAACCGCCTTGTCCGTTAAGCATATTCTTTAAAGCAGTATCAGCAATATCCCACATCCAATGCCCATTATCAAACCAACTAGAAGAAATATAAATATCTACTGGTTCATCTTGAACATCTTTTATATCTTTATAGGGTTCAATTATAGCATAAGGTGCAGGTCTAATAATTTGAAAAGGTGATAAGATACTATCATCAACTTCTTTTTCAATTTGCCTATATTCTTCTCTGAGCAAACCTGTTGATCTATGCCCACGACCACTTTCCCCGGCGCAAACAACAGTTATTGTACTACCATTACGAAAAACAATAATTACTTCATTTTGATTATCTTTAATCGTTGCTATTTCTCTCCGTAATGTAGGGGACATATTCATTAGTTCATTTTTAATTTTCTCAGTAACTATAAGTTTGGCTTGTCCTTTTGTTCCTGAAGCCAATACTATTTTTGAATAAGGTTTAACAATACAAGTGCAACAAGCATAAACTGCTATAATAAATGATTTAGCAGCAGAACGACTGGCTATTATGGCAATAAATTGACTTATACCCATAAAATACAAAATTATTACTTGGTATAAATGCAATTTTAATCCTAAATAATCAATAGCCACCCTATGCAAATTTCTTCTAAAGAATGTTGACCATAAATATAAATTGTCAACATTTTTAGGATTACTTAAATAATGAGTACTCGGAAATTTTTTATATAAAGCTTTTTGATTATCGTCAGCATATTTACTCACCATCATTATCACCGTCCTTGACACAATATTCTTTATCACGTTCAGTTGTGCCTAAGACTAAATTTTTCAAAGGTCTCAATACAAATCTTTGGAAATATTCTCCTATACCATCAAAATCTTTATACAATTTTTTGTCTTTATAATATTCTTCTGGCGTATATTGAGAAATTACAGCAAGAGTTACACCAAGGGTTTCATCGCCACTTGCATCTGTTTCTTGCACAGTTTTTAATCCTGCCTGTTTAAATGTATCACGATAAAGTTTTGTATATTTTTCAAAATCAGTACTATTGCCGTCTTTAAATGCTTTAAGCTGAAGTAATTTAGTGTAACATAAATCTTTGATAAATATTTCTTGATTATTATCACAATTGGGGTTTTGTTTTTTAAGCATTTTATAATGTTCTTCGAGAGCAACAATATCCTCACTTGATACTTGTCCCCAACGTTCAAACATTACCTTTGTAATATTTGTTTGACCTTCGGCTTTCATTTCATCTATCTGGTCTACATTTTGAATGATGCCCTTGTTCATTTCTTGCAGGTATGTATCATATGTTTTCCCATTGTTTTGATTAAGATTACAATTTCTCACATAATTCTTAATTCTACTTCTATTTGCATCAATTTTTTTTGTAGAATTAAGAATTGTCTCATTGAAATACATATCCCAATGTAAACAAATACGTTTAATTGCCTCATTCTGGCTACCAAGTATTTCTGTATATTGTTCTACTAAATTTTCAAGACAATGATTGCAAATTGGCAGAAATGAATTGTTCCCTTTATATAAAGGTGATTGACTATAAGAAAAATTACCCGACTGTTTGGTGTATTTTTTACCACAAGTGCAGCATTTATAATAATCTTCAGCAACTGGTTCAACAGGTTTTATTGTTTTTAATACGGTTTCTTCCTGATGTGTAACAATACCAGATTTATTTTTAATAGGTCTGCTTCCTTTTTCATTAATTTTTCTTGGCATAATCAATTCACCTCCAATTCTTTATCTAAAATACTTTCAATGTTATTCAAATTCCAATAAGGAATACGAATAAGTTTAATACCGTTCTGTTTACAATAATTTGTTTTTATTGCATCGTTTTTTACTGTATTTTGAAATACTATATTAGCTTGTTTATCATCACATCCATTCCATGAAACTTTTTCAAAATGCCCAATCCCGTCAAATTCTATACAAATATTATAATCTGGCAAGTAGAAATCAAAAGGTAAAGGTTTTATATTTTTGCAATTTTCAAACTTATATTGTGGAATAAAAGGTATTTTATTGTTTTTTAAATAATTATTAATTATTTGTTCACCATGTGAAAAATTACAAAATGGGCAACCAGTTTTACCATTCAAAATATTATGCGGTGTTGAAAACCAAACATTTTTACAAATCTTACACTTATGTTCAATTTTAGTTTTGTTATTTATGTATTCCCCTACAACTATAATATTAGAATTAATTTTTTGTAGGTCTTTCTTATATTGCAAAGTTGTTTTCTGTATATTATTAGAACAAACGGGGCATCCAGAATGTTTTTTCTTTTCAATCAAATGTCTAGGCAATGTTTCCCACTCATATCCACAAACATTACATTTATGTCTAGATTTAATATTTAATCCATTAAAATCACCAATTATTTTTATTGTAAAATTTGTAATTGAATTTAAAACATCAATATACTCTTCTTTTGTTTTTATTTTTCTTCTTCCATTAGAACAATTAGGACATAATTTGGTTTGATATTTACTTAATAAATTGCCAGCATTAATATCCATTTCATAAGCACATTTTAAGCATTTAACCCTTATACTATTCTTCATGTTTATATATTGCCCAATTACAATTAAATTAGGATTTTTCTTTTTTAATTTTTCTACAAATTCTTCTTGTGTTACTTTTCTGCCCATATTTTCTTCTCCATTCTACACCTTCTCCTAAATCTTTTATTTAAACACAAAGAAAAGCAATGACAGGGGAGAAGATCCTATCATTGCTTTTCTTACAGTTTGCAACTCTGTAAGTCTTTGTATCATCTCTCAATCAACCTCATGCAGCCAATCAAGACATATATAAAGCCCTACCATTACAGTAAGGCTTAATTTTATTTGATTATTTTTTATTGTATTTTTAATCTTCGCTAACTTTGCTATTGAGCTTTTTCTTTGTTTCATTAATCTCATTTGTAATTGTTCCATTACTCTTTCTAAAGAAACTACCAATCAATCCCATAGTTCCACAGAATAGCGGAATAACCTCTGGTGTAAATCTATCAGTTGCAAATATCATATTCAGTCCATTTGCCACCACGCCACCTATACAAAGCGACATTATCCAGCCAATAAAATATGATATACCAAAAGCTATTACAGGAGAGAAAATTGTCACTGCTATGCTAAGGAATGATATAAATATCAGTCCTACACAACCAAGGCGGTCTATAAGATGAGTTTCCGGGTTTGTGAAGTTGAAATTATTATTGTTGTTATTGTTCATTTTTTATGTCCTCTCTCTATCATTTTACATAAATTACAATTATTTTATATCAGAGAAACCTTTACTATCCTCTTGCTTTACAATGCCATCAGCTGTAAAGTATTTTCCAAAATCATCAACCGTTGACCGATCGTAGTAGATTTTGGTCATTTCGATACTGTTCCAAGAAAAGAACTCTCTGACTACTTCACTTGGCAAATTATAATCTCCCAAAAGACTTGTACATACATAATGTCGTAAAGAGTGAAAATAAAAATCTTCTCCAACAATTTCTGAAAATTCATCAGTCCAATTATCAAGAGTTTCTCTTCTAGCGAAATCTCCATTGCATCTTCTGACAAACACCCATTCAGAATTAATACCAAGTTTTTCACGTTCTGCTTTCCAAAGGTCTAAATATTTATCTACCTTTTTCATAACATATTTGTTAATTTGCTTGCCTAGTTGTCCTCTGCCCTTTGCTCTAATTTTATCAGTTTTATACAAACAATCAAATACTAAATGGTCATCATTAAAATATTCCATCTTCATTTGCAAAATTTCAGCTTTTCTCATGCCCGAATATGCTGCTATTGCAACCGCACAAGCTTTTTCATATTCCTTACGTTCAACAAGAGTATCCATCAAAAGTTCAACTTGTTCATCAGAAAAGATAGTCTTTTCTCTAACTGCTTCATTCACGGGGGACTCAATCTTTTTTATTATAGGTCTGAAATTCTCATATCCCTCTTCATCATCAAGAATATTCTCAATGAATAAACTCATTGAGCTAAGAGTTGATTTTACACGTCTCACACGACGAGGAGACCAATGCCATTCATTTATAGCATAATTCTGAAATTTTGCTATTTCTCGTTTTGTTAATTTTACAAAATCTTTGTTATTGTTAAAGTCAATATTCCATACAAAAAATATATGTAAATCACTCTTGTATGACCTTAAAGTTTGAGGCGCACGGTCAATAGAGGCAAGATACTCTAGAAATTCATTTATAAGCCAAGTATTATTTTCGTTAATTTCTGCTATCTTTTCCTCAGTTGTTATATGATTGTAGACAGTTGTTCTTGCCACTATGTCACTTCCTTTATTTATATTTTATAGAGCAAACTAAACTGTGAGCCGTTATATCCATTTATGTATAACGGGTTTATAATTTTAATTTTTAATCTTCCACGCCAAATTCATTTCTTAATCTTTCCACTAGAGCAATCTGACCCTTGCCAGTAATTAAAGTCTTAGGGAAAGTCTTATCCTTTGATAATAAACAACTCACTTAAAACAATTGCAATTGCTTCATCAATAGAATATTCATCTGTCACCCTTATAAATTTACAATTTAATTTTTCCTTAATATTTTCTTCACGTAATTCTTGCTTTTCATATGTATAGTATTTATGATTATTTTCATCATACTCAATTGCAATATTATAATCTAGTAAATAAATATCTATTCTATATTTCAACACTTGATATTGAAAAGCATATCTAATTTTAAATTTGTCAAATATGGCAGCCAATTGATTTCTAAACTTAATTTCTTTATTTTGCACAAAAGATATGATATTATTGTGATTGTCATCAAAATAATTGTTTATAATTATATTATAAATTTTTTCGTTTTTATTTCTTATTAAATTATAATATTTTAGATATCCATTTTTGGACAAAACATAACAATGCCTTTGTCTATTATTAGTTATTAATTTATATTTCTTCGCAAGGTTTAAGGAGTCGTCATTAGCCATCAAATCAATAATATCGACTCCAGTTTCAAACTCATCAATATTATTGCTTATCATTTCATTGATTTTATCAATTCTTGCACTGTGTATTTCAGCCACAGTATTAACCAAAATACATTTCTTGTTTTCTCCAAAACCACCCTCAACAATAGGGATTTCTATTCCCATAAAGTTTTGAGTTCCTTTAACAATAATCTCATTTTCCATAATTTTAATCCTTTCTTCACACTGAGTAGTGAACACTCAATATTTATCTTTGTTATTTGCCGATAACATTTTTTATTGTTATCTAATGTGGAATGACTACGGCAATAGCCATTCCGAAAAGGAATTAAAAATGAAAAATAAAATCATTTTTTGAGATGAATAATCACCCCACATTAAATAACAACTTATAAATATTTATAAAATAAAAGTCATTGCATACAAAACAAAACAGATAATCCATAAATTATCCATGTTGAACATCTGCAATATGTTTTTGAACAGATATTTTAATAAAAATACCAGAATCTCTTTCTACACATGGTAGATGAGCTATCAGAATAAATCTGACCTCGACTAGCAAGTAATCCTTTTAAGGACTTGGAGCTGATAGTAGGAATCGAACCCACAACATTCTGAGTACAAAACAGAAACTCTACCAATTGAGCTATATCAGCTTATCAACTATACCCTTTAAGGTATAAATAATCATATTTATCTAAAAATCATACCCGATAAGGTATAATCAATATAACAAATAAGCACCGCCCTATACCCATAGAACGGCACTCATCTGTTACGGAGGATGCGAAAGGAGTTTTATGCAAAATTAGCAATTTATGAATTTCACACGCCCAGCACAAACGTGTTCCGAGTTGTTTTTATTGGGGCTACAACATCGGAAACCATACCCATTATCGGTGGGACACCATGAGATTTGCACTCACACCTAAAAGGTCTACTGCAAGAACGCCCCATATAAAAGGTTTTATCATATCATCTGGATACCCATAAACCAAACCCACCCGCAACACATTATAAATGTGGCTATTTTGCTGATATGTACGCTAATAACATAAAAGTTGGAATATTATTTATAGACGTAACCATAAACGTCTTCCCCATTTCGTTCATTAAGGCTGGTTAACTTCCTGTAAGGCTGTGATATAGTCAGACAGCACTATTGCACTGCCTGACCCCCACATCTATCAATTATCTGTACAGACAAGAGATATTCTTAATTTTATAGATTTTACTCTAATCTATTTTTATTTTAACACCTAGTATCAAAAATGTGCATTTCCTTAAATGTGGTCAAATGTGCAAAAATATCATTATCACATTCAACATCAACATAAGAGATATCACATTCAGTATCAAAATAAACTTTCTTATCTCTGTTCACCATAGGCTCAATGAAAACATCAGTAACACCATCAATATCTACAAACGATATTACATAATCACACCAGTCCTCATCGTCTATATCAATTTCGATAAACTTATACTTGTCACCTATACAATTAGTAACACATATCTTCAGAAAATCTATTACCTTTGTGCGAGGTACAATAATCGAAGTATCATTCTTACTGTTACTCAATGCCTCGGTAAACACATCATATTCAGTCATCTTTTCTGCGAGCATAAAATTCTCCTTATGTACTTCATCTTGTTTCTTTTTTTAATTTTGTTTTATGTTCTTATATATAAAATTCTTATACTCAGATTACTTGGCAGGCTTATGCTTCTTGGGGTCATAAGTCTCAGCAACGGAATCCTTCAGAGAGCCACTAAACTTAAATGCCGGAACAAGTGTGTCTGTAGTCTTCCACTTCTCACCGTTGAAAGCAGAAACACCTTCACGACCTGCCTGAAAACGAGTACTAAATGTACCAAGACCATCAATCCTGATAGTATCACCAGAAGTAAGAACCTCTGCAATAGCCGAGGTTACAGCATCAAGCATATCACCACATACTCTCTTGGAATACTCCTCACCAGTTACTTCGTTTACCTTAGTCTGAATAACATCAATAAAATTCTTCTTTACCATAATTTTAACCTCTTTCTTTGTTTTCTTTTGTTGTTGTTTTTATTAGAGTTTTTAATTTAATATAATTTTATAAGTTTCTGTATGCCCATATAAAGAATCAAATCCATATATCTTAACAGAAGCCTTTGAACCTCTCATAAGAGAATCACTATAAGGGTCACTTCCCACAAATGACGGGCTAATCAATATCTCCATATCACTATAATTGCTCTCAAAACTAGGGATTTCTTTCCCGTTATGATAATGACCCAAAATAAGATAATTGATAAACGATTGTCTTATCATACTCAAATCTCTTATTGAAGTTTCAATATTTTTAATTGTATGACCATGCATAGCTACTACATCATAATCAAAGATTGGAATATCTATATACTGCTTTCCCTCACTAGCCAAATGTACATTAATTCTTTCATTATGTGAACATAAATCCTTAATATAATGTCCAATCACATATTCTAAATCCTCATCGGCAATTTCATTAGCTTTGCTTCCCAAAGAACGAATCTGTGTATGATTTGCAGTAGGTGTATGATAATACTCTACCTGTGTATAAGCAGATATTTCATTCAAAAACAATGCAATAAGTCTGCTGATTTCGACTGTAGCCTTAACTACAGTCGAATCATTAATCTTTAAATCATTTAATCGAAGAATACCCTGAAGCATATCTCCAAGTGATACAATCTTAATTGTATTAAGTTTATGACTTTTCACAAATGATATAATTTTTGATGTGAGATATTGAAGCCGACCTTTAGCTATATCAGGTGAATATTCATTATTCTCGCTCTTGAATTTTGCTCCATAGTGAATATCTGCCAATGTAACTAAATATTCTTTTTTATGTCTGATGTCAGGATAAAGTGTATTAAATTGAGGAAGTGGCAAAGTTTCTACCATCTTGCCAACATATTCATAATACATCTCTTGCCTTGACTCTGACCTATCAATACGACTTCTTTCAATATTTGCAGTTTGAAGCTTGACTCTCTCCTTGCGAATATCATTGAGTTTATTATTTAATTCAATAAGTCTCTCGTCAGAATTTAGAAATCTGTTCTGATTAGCAGAAAACATCTTTTCAAATACCTGAAATTTCTTACGGTATGTGCTTTCTCCATAATCAACATTAAGCAATTCATTAAGAATATCCTTAACATCATTCCACGTTCCAATCGTGTCTTTATTTAAGCATATTCTATAAATAAGTTCCTCATCAGTTTCATTATCCAATCTCTTGTACTTTGTCATGAACACCGACCTTTAATCGTCTTCCTCGGCAGGAATATCATCATCAATACTGATAGTAAGACTAACGCCTTCCTGACCCACAAACTCGTCAATAACCTTATTGAGATTATAAGTCTTAGTATCGTCCTTACCGATTTCAGTAATCATAAGTTCACTTCCCTCACGAGAAATAAGACCCTTTGAAAAACTTACCTTTTTAACTGTCTTAGCCATAATAATTTGTCCTTTCTATGTACTTTCTTCATGATAATGCTGAATAGCTATTGCTAAATCAGCCTGTAATTTCTCAGTATCTTCAAAGACAAAGATTGTTTTATCTTTATCTTCTTTACGAGGTTTTATATCTACTATCACGTTCCCCATTTTTAGCAATCGTCTTGCTACATAGGGCGTGAATATACACTTTGTCTTTATATAGAAATCACCTTCTTTTGTACTTTTTATGAATTTGTATAATCTTCTTTAAATTCTTTATACTGTTCAATGGTATTATTTTTTACACCATATATTTTATGAAATAGTTCATGAACATCATTAGACAAACATACCCCATAACCATATTTATAATGTAAATCAAGACACACTTGAGATAACTTATCTAATTCTTCATTGGAATACTCTTGAACTGTTGGTTTAATATCAATATCGCATATATCAAAAGTCTCTTTAACAATATCAGAAAAGTTATGTAAATGATGAATGATAATATCATTACTCTGATGGGTAATATCACAACGATAATTATAAAATTTAAAACTATCAATTTTCCATTGGTTTATTGAGTTCCTCAAATAATCACTAATTGTAGATATTCCACCTTGCCAATGCCAATGTTTGTCTTTAGTAGGTATTTTGCAAAAACGGCAATTCTTATCATAATGCGTTAAACCATATAAAGAGGTTATTTGAATCCCATACGATTTATGTTTATTACATATATATTCAATTTTATCATCACAATTTTGAATTTTATCTGTAAGAATTAAATAATCTTTTTGATTACCAATTTCTATTGCTTGTTCTATATTACTTTTACTAAATAATTTAGATTGGGCGTTACTAAAGCACATAGGACAACTTATTTTATGATTTAATATAGATTCAAATGGAGTTTCAAAAATAATGTTATGAATTTTACATTCAAAAGTATATTTGTTTTTTATAAGTATTTCTGATACATTACATAAATCATCTCTTAAAAAATATCCATTATCTTCTGCCAGATTTTTTAATTGTTCTAATGAATATTTACGCTTTCTTCCCGATTTCGTTCCATTTTGTATAGAAATTTCATTAGGATTAAGTGAACCATATCTTTGTAGTTTTGTGTTAATAGTTTTTTGAATTGCACATTTGGGGCAATAATCAAATGGATTATTCTTTCTGCATATAGTCATTTCTTCAATATATCTTTGAAAAACTCTACCACAACAATCACATCTTAATTCTATTTTCCCTTTTGCGGATGGTAGCAAATCTTCCACTTTTACTTCTATTGTTTGAGGCAAATCAACAACAGGTTTATTATTATATCCATTCTTCTTTTTAATAAAATATCCCAAGTTTTCATAATATTTATAATTACGATTTCCTAAATTAACACTTATTGTTGGATTAAGAAACATAGCAATTTACCTATTTTAAAGCAAATCGGCTAACTCACCGATTTCACTTCTATAATTATTTTTTAGCTTTACACAGCCAAAGCACTTGTAGTCCTTGAAGACATCAATCATCTTAAACAAACCAATTTCTCTACTACTATCGTGTTGTTCTATAATATCGCCCTCAAAGATTATCTTAGAGCCAGCCTTGCAACGCTGAATAATTGTCTTTAGCGTGTAGATATCAAGATTTTGAGCTTCTGTGCAAAAACAGATTTCATCTTGAGATATTTCATAGCCTCTTATATTAGCTGTCGGAATAATCTCAATTATGCCAGAAGCAAGCAATCTCTCAACCTCAGACATATCTCCAAACTTACTACTCAAAATATTGCCTATTGCGCCCTGTGTCAAAATTTTCTCATTAAGTAATCCAGGGGTAAATCCAAGTGTTTTTGCACCCTTTAAAGTTTCAAAATCATAAATAATAACACATTTCTTATATTTACCACTTTCCAAACATTGCATTATATAAGACAAAGGGATAGTTGTCTTACCACTACCAGACCGCCCATATAAGACTGTAACATCATTATTCACAATGCTATCAAAAGCCATTCTCTGAATTGTATCTAAAGGCTTGCAAACACCAAGTTGCCTTGATTTGAAATTTTTGTTATATACCGGGGCATAATTCATTCCAGTCCATTTCAGTACATCTGCAAAATTGCCCTCAGAATCATTTACAATAACGTACTCATTTATAAGGCAACCAAATATATTTTCACAATTATCTTTAGAATAAATTTGTGAAAGTTCTTCATCAGTAGAAGTCACAATCTTGTATCCCTTATATAATCCTTCCTGTGATACTTCCCCGTTTTTCTCAACTGTCAGCCCAAAATAATTTCCAGCAATCAATCCACAAAGATAGTCATTCGTAACGAATACCACAGAATTTTCATTTTCAAGATTTGCTCTTTTTGCAGTAGCGATAATCAGATTATCATTATTACACTCTAACTTCATTTTCGAAAGCATATTATAATCATCTTCTGTAACTACCACTACTTCTGGTTTGTCTCGCATTATTGCTTTAACAGCCTGTCGAGCCTTATATTGAATTTCATCAGATTTATTACGATTGCTTTTAATTGATTCGAGTTCTTCAATCGTCTTGGAACTAATAACTACATTTGTAAGGTCTGCATTATTTTCAAGAATTGCATTTGTGTCTAAGAATTTCTTACTCATAGCCACCTCACAGAATTTCGTCAACTAAGCCCTTTTCAAGCATTGTATCGGAATCCATATACCACTCATAACGTTCCATAGCGTTATATTCTTCTTCCGTAATATTAGAATGAGAAAGAGTATAGTCTTTAAGTTTCTGTTCAAATTTCTGATTAAAATGAAATTGGTCTTTTACTGATGACGAATTGCCTTCCAAATAAGTGCTACCGGCATGTAAAAGTGCTGTGCTATGCTTATAACAAACTTTTTTAACATTAGGGTTATTATATCCTGCCATAAGGATAATCCCCCCCATAGAATAAGCATAAGTCTGCACAATAATAGTGGTCTTGGTTTTAAGACCATCAATTATATCACAAAGTGTAATACCATCGAAAAGTGATCCACCTACAGTAGACAATCTAATAGTAATAGGCTCATCTGTACCATCATTATCCATTTCAATAAGTGGTAACATTGCGCGTTCTACAATATCAGAATCAATCTGGTCATTAATGATAATCGTGCGATTTTTTAAATTCTTATAATATTGATATGTAGCAGGAGTTAATTCAGCAGGCGATGAAAGAATTTCATCAAGATTAATTTCGTAATCTTTATTTATTTTCATAAATAATAAAATTTCCTTTAATTTTGTTACAGTCGCCAGACTGCCCTATGCGAATAACATAGGATATTTGTTGTTTGTGTTGTCTCTTATTGAGATTACTCACCCCTGAGCTTCTTAATAGCATTAAGAACTCGATCACTCTCGGTAATATACATCTTACCACGCTTAGATTTCTGCTTAACTGTACGGCGCATTAACACACCCGGTATAAGTCTACGCAGTTCCTTTGCTTCTTCCTTTGAAACACAAATCATTCTTTTTGATGTCCTTTCTTGGTTTTGAATACAATTCCTAATTTAGATTTACTAAATCATAATTAGATAAATAACAGAGCAATAACCATTGACAAATATCCTCATTCATGATATAGTGTATAATGGGATTTTGTAGGTTAATCTCTATATATCATTATAGTAAAATTGCAACAAAAAATAAGACACCTTGTAAACCCTTTATTTATCAGGGTTTACAAGGTGTCTGTTCATCATTTAGCTTTTAATAAAAAAACGGAATTACTTACTCTTTCTTAACCTATCATATCTTTTGATATATTCTCGCTGACAGGTATTACATCTTTTTTTGTTTTTTACCGTGCTATTAACTTCAAATTCTGTTCCGCAATCACAACATTTTATAGTCTTTAACATTATTGGCTGATACCCGGCACAATTTTTACAATATTTTTTATTATGTATTGTTGCCTTAGTAATAACTCCACACTCAGCACACTTAATAAACTTTTCACCTTTATACATAAGATATTGATAACCTAATTCCCGCAAATCCGTTATTTTTAATACAACCTCACTGTCATTATCAATAAATCCTACTCTAACATTTATATTATCAACTTTCTTACTATAAGTGATTAAGTCCATCTTCACTAATTTGTAAAAGCAAGAGTACTGTGCCATTATATCACCTGTTATTCTTGCTCTGGCAAAAACATTATACTCATCGACTAAAACCCAATTATTGTTTTTGTCATTTCTCATATTACAGAACTTGGCTAAAACAAGCAAAACAAAAGCAAGTTTTTCTAATTTTTTATTATTTATTCGTATTATTGTTTGTAACTCATTCTTTGTAATTGGAATTTCATCAATTTCAATAATTGGATATTTTTTTGATTTATTCACATATTTTTGCAGAGATAATTCCCAATCATCAGCGTGATAATTATGATAACTTTTAGCCATTACATCATCCAACAATTTTTTAATTTCTTTAGGCTTTTTGCCAACATAAGCATAATATCTCGCCAACAACGAAAGTTTTGCTCCTGTATCGGTATTTATATCCCCACTATTTATAATTCTTTCAGCTTCATTTTTCTCATTCATTATTAAATTCATATATTATCTCCAATCTGTTTCTGTTTTTTACTGAATATTCGCCCACAATAATCAATATCGCCCCATTCATCGGCTACCAAATAAGAAATCATATTATCATTCTTGTTCAAAAGATTTTTTATGATTTGCCTACCACAAATATTCCAAGCAAACTGTTTGGTTTTTTCATTTGTATAACAAAGGTCAAGGACAATATTACATAATTCATCCGGGTCAGGACAAACCTGTACACATTTACGGCTATAGAAGGAATTTAAGCATTGCAATGTAGTTGCCTTTTCATTATCATCAATATGATTTTCTTTGAACATTTTTACAGTATTGAACAATTCATCATTATATTGACGATAAATAACCTTAACTTGATTATAATTACTTTTACTATACCCAACATCTGACTTCAAAATAGAATAATCAAAATTTGAATTATTTCTTATTTCAGAGATATAATTATCAAAATTGCTCTCCACCAAATGGCAAAGTCTATTCATAGTGCAATCATTATCCGAAGATGGAAGAAATTCATAATATAGCTTAATAAAATTGCGCTCTTTCTCAGTCTTGTTTTCTTTTTGAAAAAGTGTGTGTATATCCATCTCAAATTCTTCAATGCACTTTTTATTTGTTCTTTTAATATATCTATCATGCATCGCTTTTTGTTGTGGATATATATAATTCATAAAATAAGGTTTCTTATCAGCACAAATGCTATTAGAAAAATTAGCATTATTTATTTCTTCACTGTCAGCCCCATTCTTAATCAAATTGTTAATATTTATTCGTTTATACCATGATCGAGGCATAGGCTTTGCAATAATACCCTTAACACGGTCTATACAATTTTGCTGATAAAGTTGACCACACTGGATACGATATATTAAAGTTTTATATTCGTCCGAATCTTTTGGGAATTTTGATAATACATCAAACATTGCTGTAATATGATTAGTAGTTGTACCAATTTCATCGCCAAACCCAGATTTGTTAGCTGTTCTCAATAAATCATCAGAAATAATTTTTTTATCAGCCTTACGTTGCATACAAATAATTGATGGCGTATTCACCCAATTATCTATCAATACTCTGTTGTTGGTCGTGAACATCAAATCACCATCTTCGTCAAAACCATTCATTGAATGTGCCATAGCATCATGACAATTAACTATATTTACAGTTGGCATATATTGATACCAATAATTTGTATTATCATTGCTCTTAATAGTAACTTTTTTTATGTTATTATGACAACTCATAGGCGCACGAAAACATACAACCTCATTTATTTGTTTATTTACCCAAAAATTTGAATACATCTCTCCTGCATGGAGCAAACCCATTTCTGATTCAATATCATTTCCTTTATCATCAATATTTGTTTTAAATATATGTTGACATAATGCATAAGGGTCTCCACTTATAACAGCATAATTTCCCTTAACCTTAATGACGCCAATCTTGGAGTCTTGTATTCTACGTTTTATCATATTGTTAATTCTATTGATTATATAAGGATCTTGATACATTCTTTCATCTATCATTAAAGCTTTTATACAATCATCCTCTGCAATTTCAGCCGTATCATCTGTGACAGATAATCCTCGTAAAAAAAGAATTGCTTTATTAATATCCCCACCCAGAATATCTTTTATTTCATTAACAGACGGAGAAATAAGTTCCTCTATATCCTCATTGGATAAATCATAACTTTGAATAAACTGATAATTCAAGGTTCTTTCTTCGTCTAATACTTTAGGGCAAGTCTTTGTAACAGAAAAAGAATACCCATTTTTATTACAGTTATCAAGATAATCTTCTAAACTGTTATAGCAATCCCAAAGTTTTAGCATTGAGGTAGTTAATATCATTTCTATATCATGAATATTTCTTTCCTGTCCCCAAGCATCAACTACAATATTCTTTTGTGCTATTTTTTCTGCAAATTCTTGAAAATCAAACGGAAAGAGCATACCCTTGAGAAAAGCATTTCTCACACAACAGCCACCAAGAGTATAGTCTAACTTTAAATCATCGCTCCATTTCTGTGCTAATTTTGGTGTGATTAATCCATAACCATCACTATTATCTAACTCAACTTCGGCAATTTTATGCTCCATCACTGGCTCGATACCTTTATCCTCATCCGCATTCTCATCATTAATTTCAAGAATATCAGCATTAAAACGTAATACTAAATCATCTACAACAAGAATGCCATTAGGATTACTTACTGGGATAGACGCACTGCAAGCCAACGATTTATATGCTTCATATTTTGCTGGAACGAGCTTCACATTGGGGTTTCTGCCATTCTCTAATCTCTTACATAATTCTTGATATATAGGTTCCCCTTGGCTAGAATATTCAGAAACGTATATTACCGTAGACTTTTTTACCCCATTAGACGTTCCGACTAATCTTTTATAAGTCAATCCATTGATTATAAACCCATTATCTAATTTATCAATATCATTAGGATTGTCCATGATTACAGCTAAATAATCGGGCTTATTTTGAAACATATCTAATTCATCATAATGATTTTTTATTTCATTTTTGATTTGCTTAATTTTAGATATATCTGCATTTTTTACTTCTAATCGTAGCTTTTTTATATTATTTCTTATCTCTGTTATTTTTTTGTTTATTTCATCAATATTTACTCCATTGATTTCATCAATAAAACGTAAAACTTGACTATCAGCCAAAGACACTAATTCTTTTGCTCTTCTCATTTCAGAAAGTGATAAAACTAAATTCTTTTTATTTTGAAGGATCTTACGACTATGTATTTTATAAATATATTTTTGATAAGTCTGCTGTTTAGCCATTGTGTTTGTCACCTCTTACATTATAATTTCTTATTATTCCTTCACGAATTTTTGATGATCTGTCTCAGGCTCTGAATATAAATACTCGCATTCAGATTTATCTTTATGTCTAAAGTAAGGGGTATTTATTAGTCCATGACAATACTCGTACGCTTTACCACAAACCGGACAATATATAATATTTTTCTTCGCCCACATCTTCAATTCTTCTTTAGAGTATTTATTATCAAAACAATTAATAATATTATTACCTATTTTGGCTGTTAGCATATTATATTTCTCCTTTAATCCTCATTTTTAATCAAATCCCACAAATCTTCTAAACTCCCTAAAGTAAAAGCACCACCATTCTTAGTCACATATTCCAGCCCATTTTCTCCCCAATCATTCTCATATACATACCAATAAATCCATTCTTCTTTATCATCAACAATATCAGCAATTACGCCGATAATCTCATCAAGGGAGGTTGTTTCTACTAATTTATCACTGCAAGAGCCAAACAAATCATAAAACTCATCCCAAAACTTTTCTATTTCTCGATATTTCTTCTTGATAACCGCCATTAGTTTAATAAATTGTTCTTTGGTCATATCAATAAATTCCTTTATACTAATCTTTCATTCCCTTAACGCTTAATCACAATAAACATTTTCTTGTAAATATCTGTTTAACTCACTCTTATACATATTTTTATCACAATAATTGTCAGTTGTATAATCACTTCGATACCAAGCTATTTGGCTATCCAGATAAAAATGCTCTCTACCTACAGAAATATCATTATTCTTTGCAAAGACACCAAAGTCCCAAAAGTTCTCAACATCTCCGATATCCATTATGTAAGTACTCACCTCTTTCCTAAAATCAAAAATTCGATTGATTTCTCTCTATTTAATTCAATAAAAATTTATATCATCTATCAAAGTAATGAACTTATACTACATTAGATAGGTGTGTTGAAATTTCACATTAAATAATGTAGAAAATCAGTCTAATTCGTTAATGCCATTATCATCGCCAATATCATTATCTTCAGTGTCGCCATTCCCGCTTGTTTTCTTTTCTCTTGCCAACCTTAATCTCTCTGAAGCTGCTAACCTCTGTTCTTCGGTCATTGTTCTACTTCTCTTCACGTTAGGATTGCGAATCCCAATAGCTGTTGCAGAAGCACGAAATGTAGCACCCTGCCAACTACCATCAGTATGTCTTATCTCTGAAGTCTGTTCCCAACCTTGTTTAATACACTTATTAGCATATTTTTGGATAGTAGTATCTATTTCTGCCCAGAGTTTGCCGTTCTCATCAGCAGAAATGTTAATAAGAACCTCACGTTCTTCCGGAGTAAGTTTTACAGGGGTTATAATTGTTTTCATGTTTGTTTGTCCTTTCGTAATATATTTATTCAGAAATCACAGAGTCCATTGTAAGAACACTCTTAATTTCTATGTAGTTGTTCACTATTGCCTCAAACAATTGTTTTAGCTCAGGCACTTCTTTTACAATATCAATTGCAGGTGGATTAGTAACTTCTTTGTGGTTAATCATATATTCACCTTTGTATTGTTCAACGGGCATACCATAATCCAGACGCATTATTTTATAAATATCACCATAAATGCTTCTAATTCCATCAGGCGTATTATTACCTATCTGACTGGCTATATTTTTAATTTTCTTATTCATTTCTGTCTTCCATTCAGAATATGATGGCATAGGAATAATTGTTGTTACCAATGTTTCTAATCGGTCAATCTTTTTAATCAATTCTTTATTTATTTCCTTTTGACTTTGTAATGTTCTTAATATCATATCCGTATTCTTATTTGTCTGAACGATGTTATCAAGAGATTGGGTATTATCTTCCCTACTCTTTGCAATAAGTCCATCAATAATATCCCAACACCAATCCATGAACTCATCTGCTTTAGGCTGGCGAGACCACCGACAAATTTCCATAACGCCCTTGCGAGAATAAAATGTACGTTCCTGAATAGCACCATTAGAATCGACCGTACCAGTTTGACCCCCTCGACTTACTTCGCTCTTTATCAAACAGCTAAATTTGTCCAACCTCTCTCGATGCCTTTGATGTATCTTTTTGATAGCTTCACTTGGATTGTTATATCCCAACGCTCTGCCAATCTGCTCTCTGGTCAGAAAATACTCGTTATTGATATCAGCCCAGAAATCACACGGTGTTACTTCCTCAAAATTCTCGGTAGTAATAAGTTTCAGATTATTCATACTCATTTTTGCTTTAATCCTTTCACAACAAGTTCTCAATAACATTATTACAAATTAACTAACACTTCATCAAATTCTTTATCTAAATTATCGCCCTTTTCTTTCTTAGGATTTACCTCTAATGGTTTAAAGTGAATATTCAGCAGATAATCAGCTAAAGCTCTCTGTATCTCCACATAATTAGACCTGTACAAGAAAGGCTTTTCTTCATCAACCTCTATTAAAAATTTATCAACATCATTCATCTGCTCTGTTACCATCCCCTTTTCTCTATCTAATCTATTACCCTCACTCTCCAAAAATTTATTCCAATTATCTTCATATTTCTTTTCAGCTTGAGCATTAAGACATTTTATTATTTCAGCATTCAATTGTGTTTTTCTGTCCTCGGTAGATAATTGTCGTATTTCTTCTGCCTTCAAAGGTATCTGTTTGGCAATATTATCAATATACACTACTCTGAGCTGTGGATAACACCTATCCCAACCATATTCATTCTTTATATAATCATTAAACCTTTCAAAGAACTCATCACTCTTATAGCACAACATTACTTCCATTGTATTATTGAAGCCCATCTCTTTTATAATGTGACTCTTTGCTTCAAGTATCAATTTATCCTCATAAGCGTTAGACTCTCTAAATTCAAGATTATTTGTATCTGGGTCAGGTTCAGCAATAATATTTACTTTCTTATAGTCTATAAGACACCTGTTCTTCATACTCCTAAGAGCAGAATATAATATCTTGTTCAATTTCTGCTCTGCCCGAAAATAAAAATTATTCACATCAAAACTAGACACCATAGGAAAGTCAGAGAAAACAAATTCATCTTCATTGTTCATTATTGTTTGTCTGATTACTTCATTTCCTCTTTTTGTTCCTAATTTATTTCTTATGTCATACCTATCATTAGTCATACCGAGGATACGATACATTTCCTTATTCCCAACAGTTACTTTATAATCTTGCTGTCTGGACAAGAACTCTAGCAAAAGAAGCTCTATATACTTTACATACAACCCCTCTCTACGCTTACGAGCGTCATCAGTAGCAAAAGGCTCGTCATATATCTCATCAATAATAAATTTTTGATTATCTTTATGAAAATCAAAATATCTTTTCCAACGATTAACTTGTGCTTTTCTTGAATTACCGTCCATAGGCACTTCATTTAATAGTTCACACATTGTTTTATAATTTCTTACTATATTATAATTTTCGCCAACTTGATTCCCAAGATATTTTTGAAGTCCACTAACATCTAAGTCATTTACACTATAATCTTTATTTCCCATATAAAACCTTTCTCAATCTTTCTTATTTTTTTCGGACAAATCCGTGAGATTTTACACTCGGACAAATATAAGTCAAAATAATATTATAATTATTATTAGAATTATATTTGTCCGAGTGTTATTTTACTTCAATCCAATATATCATCATTCCTTTCTTAACTGATTAAACATTATATTAATTATCTTTTTCAAAGTTTATGTATATTATCGCTTTTTTCTTTTTGCTACTTTTTCTTTTTTGGCGATAAGTCGTAACCCTCCAAATTTGCGGAACGTAGTGACAGCAAATTTGGTTAGGGTTACGAGTTTGTCATCAAAAAAGAAAAAGTAGATTTTTAAATAGAATAATTGTTTATAGTTTTTAAGTTATCTTTATTTAATTCCTTAATATCATCACTCCCTACTATTTTTAATATTGTCTAAAGAATTTACTATATTGATTATAGCATATTAATTTTCTTTTGTCAAGTCATTATTCTAATGATTAGTGTTTTGTATGAATATTTTAATTTTTAATGTAAAATAGACCCCTGCGGGGTAGTTAGTTTGGGATTATGAAAAGGTTTACCTATTGCAACAGTAATTTCAACTGAATATATTATATCTATAAAATTTGAATTATATTATTGCAAAAGTTTTTATTTATTATTTTTTGAAATTAGATTTTTTATTTGAGAAATATTAAAAATATTGAAATTTTATTGTTCTTCGGTTATAAAAATTTTATTGAATATGATTTTGTCCTGTTTGTCTTAGCCAAAGTGAGGACAGATGATTGTGTCTAATAAGAGATAGTTTGAAATAAGACATTGTAATTTTGTATTAGATTTGATTGATTTTGTGTAGGTTCGAGATTAAGGCTAGATTATTAGGGACTTAGATATGGCTGGGGAATGATTGAATTGGAGCTAATTGAAAATAAATCAAAAGGTAAAAATAGAATATAATATTGAAATTGATATTGATTAAGTTGGCTATTGATTAGATTAAAAAGGTTGGATTCTGATGAGTAATAATAGTTTGTTTTGGCATGGATTTTGTATAATTTTATATGATTTTAATATAATATAAATAATTTTGAATAGTTTTGAGTTTGAACTTAATAAGATGGGTTTATTCCGAAGTGAGGAATCGAACATAGAAAATTTAATAAGATTGAGGTTGAAACTGGATTTAAGGTTAGGGAAATGGGTGTCGGTTTTGATTTTACCTTGTGTGAGTGGAGTGAAACTACTACCTGCCGGGCGCAGTTCTGGAAGTTACTTCCAAATGTAAACCTACCCCTCCTATAGGTATTATAGATATTACTGCCTATGTTGTAATTCTCCAAAAAGCAACATAGAAAATAATCTGTAAGCAGTCCCGAAATAGTCAAAAATAGCCCAAAATCAGACGAATTAAAATAGACTGCTGAGAACGTCCCAATATAGAATTAGAAACAATATAAAAATGAGAATATAAGAGATAAAAAGAGAATACAAAAGATTATACAAGATATATTGAAATATATGTGATATAATGTAGTTCGTTAATTTGATAATTGATATCATTTTGATATCAAATTGATTTACTTAATTTCCTTTTATTCACATCTTAATTTACTCTATAATAATAGCCTAATAAATCACATGTTTTGCTTAAAAATCATTAATTATTTACTTAATACAATCTATTCCTTTACTTAATAACCACTTATTATTCACTTAATAAAATTAATAAAAATCTCAGTCCTTCATCTTCAGCAGCCCCTTTTCCCCGTTAATTTCAACAAATATTTACCGTTCCATTTGTACACAATTTCACCCTATTTTACTTCATCTACTAAATTATTCTTCACTAACCACCACAACATATTGTACCTAAATTTAATTTGTACTACTAAACCATACTGCAAATTGTACCGCCTAAAATCGCGATTTAACGCCCTACCTATATACTTATACTCCTTTTAAAAACGTCGCTTATAACGCCTCCTAGCACCCTTATTTGCGATATCTTCAGCAGTCTGAAACCACTAATCAAATTGCACAATCCACCTATGCAGCAGTTAAATAATTTTGTACATTTTAGCTATTGACATTGCAGTCCGATCTATTGTAAAATTACGTTCCAGAATGTACATATAAATTCAAACTATGTACATTTTAATCGCTTAATCAATATTCCTTTATGCATAAAATCATTTATCTACTTAATAATTAATATTCCTATTTATTCAGACTGCAAGCAGACAGATCTATTTATGTTTATTTTGCATATTGTCTATATCAAAATGCACATATCAACCGAATATCTGCGACAGCTCCGATAGATCATAACAGATATCAGATATCACTTGTAAGCAGTCCCAATATATTACAAATACCTATTCCTTATTATTGCACATATCGCATATAAGCCCTTTAACACGCCCTACAACACGCATATACGACAAAAGGTATAACTATACTACCAACGCACAAAAACGCCGTACAGCGCATTTTAAGCACTATATAAGCGATATCTATTATTTATCTGCAATATCATCTTGTATATCTGATATGGTATCCGCTCCAGACTGATTTAGTTTTATACCGCCCGTAATATCTATATTGTTGTTTATGCAATAATTTATACAGCTAGTAATAAGCTTAGACATAGATATGCCATATCTAGTAGCATAATCATTATAATACGGCATATCTTGTAGCATTGCAAGCCCCGTAATTATTTTATAATGACTCGCGTCATATTTATTATTGGATTTTCTTTTTTTCTCAGATACCATATATTCACCCACTTTATACAACATATTGGACATATAAATCATACACATACAATATATTGTATTCATATTTAGCACATTTTGTAAATTTGTGCAAAATGCACAATACATTAGCACATATAGGTGCGATATTTGTGTATAATACCACTAGAAAATAGCACCTATATGTGCTATAATATAATCACAGCAGGAACACAGGACAAAAACAGAACCCGCCGATGCCTGACTGTAGAAAGGAGTAAAGAGAACGTAAACCGGGCGAAATCAACCTATTGCACATCACACGCTTCAGACTGGAAATCAAAAGGCGGTGATAATGTGAAAATCAAGGTTGAAATCATAGCAGACGGCAAACCTTTAACGGCTGAACAAATAGCCTTTATCAAAGCTATTATCAAAGCCTTAACCGCTTTACTTACATAATTAACGCCCGGTTTACTTCTCGATTATACCATAAAAAAAGCCAAAAGTCAAGTACAAAGGAGAATAAACACCATGATGTATAGTGAGTTTATCAAAAACACCGAATACGGCGAAACTTTTATTACTGAAACAATGTACCATGAATTTATAGAACCGGTTTACATGAATTGCGATCTTGATAAAACAACATTCTGTAAAAAGTTTTATAAACTTGAGAATTCTGTAATTTGCCCGGCTGTTGAGTGCTTAATATCTGCAAATGATACAAAAACACTTATTAATTACATTAACGGCGAAATTTCCCTTGATTATATCAAAGACATTGAAAAGCGTATTTTAATAGGCTTTTTGAAGCGCTTCAAGCGTGAAGGCTTTAATTTTGGAAAATAATAAAACAGTCGCCCGGCGGACTCAATCAGCCGGGACACATCAGGCGACAAAGTGCATGAACTTTAAAGCCTGCACCAAAATCAAGAAAAACACAAACAGACATACAAGGAGGATACACCATGAAAAGAACAATAGCAGAAGCCCGCAGAATGGAGCTTGAAAGACTCACCGTCAACTATACTTACGATAGCACAACATCTGAAAATCTTATGAATAGATTTTACCGCATTTGCGGAGCACTTGACCGTCTTTTAATTCTCGAAAATACAAAAGAAACAGTGAATACTGCTTATACTCAGGATCTAGACAGCAGAACGCAGAAAGCAATTAACCGCCTGAAAGCAGATTTTGAAAAATACGGCTTGACGCTTGTATTTTATGGATATCTGCCCACAATAACAGATAAGCCCGGAAACAACGAAAAAATTCACACATACTTTTATTAATTATTCCCGCATTTCCCTTTTTGGCGGTAAACTAAAAAGGACTATATCGCCCCTATGCCGTCAATTCGGGAATGGAGCGCCAAATACTAAAACAAAACAGAATGGAGATTGAAGTCATGAAAACAACAGACTTTTTTACAGTTACTGAAATAGCTGAATTGAAAACCCTGATTAAATCAGGGGATATCAACACTAATGATATTAAGTTACTTGTAAAAGCTGACTTAATATCAGCCGTTGGAACGTTAAGAAATAGCCTTTACGCTGCTGAATTAATCAATAGTCTTTATGGTGCTGATAATGTATCAATAATCAGCCGTAAAGCAATAAAGGATATTGCAAGCCGTTTTAATATTCCTATGTGGAAAATCGGGGCAGCTGTTGAAGAAGGCTATTTATCTATCTGCGGAAGTGGGTATATATTTGATATCGCTTTAAAAGCACTTTCAGAAGATGAACATAGCCGTCTTGACTATCTCACATTTGAAAAAGGATTAATCGCATGAAGCGACTATTTAACCGCCGTAAACCTTGCAAGCCCTTCAACCGTGAACACGCTTGAATGTTGAATTAAGCGGAATACAGTCAATTCAATTCTGCAATCGCTATAAATTCATTTTCAACGGCGACAACGGCAAAATCAACCTTGACAGCGTTTACAAGTATGCAAGAAAGTATAAAATTATCGGAGGTGTAACAGCATGATTATAACAGACATTCACGGCGAAAACGTCAAGATCGGTAAATCATCAATCACAGTAAAAGGCGATAACGGAAAAACAAAAGGTATTGTAACTAACTGCAAGGCATTTTCTGCAATGAGTCCAGCGGATAAAATGCAGTTGAGAAAAGCCGGAATATCGCTTGATGAGTCCAGAAATTGTATCATTCAGAACGGTAATATTTACTACCTGCACAATACACACTTTGAAAACTGGATAAAACAACAGAAACATCCTGAAATCTTTGCAAGAGAACTTGCAACAGTGGAACGGTTGAGAAATACCGCTGAAGCTATGCATAATAAGGGAATAACCGTGATTGAATGCGTGATTGAATAATCAACCGCCCTTTAACGGAGTAGGCGAAAAATAAACCGTTTATATATCGGTTGAAAGCTTAAAACGCTTGAAGCCGTTCCAAAATAACAAAACAGAAAACAAACAGAAAAGCAACGGAGGATTTAACCATGTATTACACATTTAGAGACAACCGAAGCGCTATATTTTGCGCCTATTTGCCAAATAGCAAGGAAGCGGAGATTTTCGCCAACAGAAACGCCCTTGAAATAATCGGCACTGCACTCACGGAAAATTATTGAATTGAGGAGGTAAACAAGATGTTTACAGTAGAAGAAATTATTGAAATGTTTGTTGATCCTGAAATGCAGGTGTTTTCAATCTGGAGTAACGAAAAGGAAAAAGTTATATATACTGGTTTTATATCAGATGCTCCAGATGAATTATTACAAGCAGATGTCGCAAGCATTGATAATGTGTTTGAGGACTGCAAAGGCATAATTACGTTTAATATTGATTAAAGTCCCTGATGAGTCTTTGAGAATTAAGACGAAACAAAAACGGCTGAAAAGTCGCTTTTGTCGGACTGAATAAAGCCCACTATAAACACATTGAGGAGATAATGTATTATGAAACTTGAAAGAGAAGTGTTAACTATGCCTGAGGCATTTTTTGACGCACTTAAAGCCAACGGAACTACAGCGGACGATCTGCGGAATGTATTCAACAATATTGTCAGCGACTTTGAAAAAGCTGTACAGAATGGCGATGAGCCGGAAACAGCCCTTGAAAGCGCTGTAGGCGTATTCCTTGCAGACTGCGGATATAATGACGCCTGCGACAGTGTAAAGGACTTTTTGGGGCTTGATGAAGACAAACGGTATTACAGTATTTAAGGAGGTGTAAAGGGATGATTAAAATTGATATGTGGTATGGAGATAATCCAACAGAAGCGGACAAAATCGACATTACTTTTAATGATCTTGATGCACGGTACAGAGGCAACATATACAAGCAAGGGCGCATAATAGGTGACTACACTTGCATAGACTCGGTGGAACTTGAAAAGGCATTCCCGCAGCTTGTATTTAACTGGGATTAATTTACAATAAAATTCACATTTGATAGGAGGATTTACATTATTATGACTATTGACAACTTCAACGGAATTTTCACTAAAAAGCAAATGGAAACCATTCATGACAATTTGAGGGCGTATCTTGCAAATTTTGGATATATCAGTATTGAAAAAGCTGACTATAGTAAGGGATTTTATGTTTATACCGATCAGCAGAGAACCGAAAGCGGAAGCTACACGCAGTATTGCCCTAGTCTTGATTATCTCGATGGCTGGTTATATGGAGCTGTTCAAGCAATCAACGGAATAATGAAACCTATTAGCAAGTGACCACACATCAGCGGAGAAATAAAACCGTCTCCGCTGCATATCTCCCGATCATCTGCATGAACTCTTGACGGATCACCAAACACTAACGGAATAACTAAATAGGAGGGTAATAATTATATGGTTAAGTATATAGGAAGCTACAATATCGACAATGAAGGCGAAATATGGAACGGTAACACACGCTATATAATGGTTATTTTCTCACGCTTTGATGAGAACGAAAAAGAGATTGAGCGGAAGCAATTATATTTTCGTTGTAAAGTGCCTGATTTCAAAACTGAGGAACAGATCACGGAATTTCTCAGAGACAAAAAGAATAACCAGCGGATAAACAATGCAACTGTAGTCTATCATTAAGGAGGACAATAAACCATGACAACACATTATCTTGACACTGAACACGGCTATATAATCAACCGTGAATATTTGCGGAAAATTTTTGACGAGCTAACCGCCGAGGAACGACAGGAGTATAACAATAGCTTTGAGGATTATATATTCTCTTGTCTGATACGGAATAACGGCACATTAAAGCCGTTGACAGCTGAAGAATACAATAATATGTGGAATAATTATTGTTGAGGAGGAACACGCATGAAATCTATAATCAAAAGAATGCTTAACAAGGCATATTCCGAAGAAGATTTAGAGCTTGCAGAACTTGCAAATAATCTGATGTGTAAATTTGCTGATACTTGTAATTGTCCTTCAGATTGGCACAATATCACAGAAGAACTTTTTGAAGAATATCAAAACAATGAATGGCTGATGAATGCTGTTTATGAATTTTCGATATTGGCAGATGAGGAGAACGAGGAGGAATAACAGTAATGAAGATAATACACAATCTTTTAATGTGGACAAAAACAGACAATGACCGCATATTCCTGATGACGGAAAATCCCTACAAAAAACGCCACAAATCAAGCCGTAAATCCCGGCAATACTCCATACTGAGCCTAACACAACAGACGGTATGAAAGCTATGAGGGCATTTATAGCGGAAAAATTCGCCAGTGCGATAATCATTGAAGATGATGATAACAGCGTTATTGCCGAAGCGCTAAGAACGGTATATTTTGACTGAGGAGGAATAAAACAATGTTAGCAGAAAAAACACTTAATATACTTGAGGAAAATAATATTACAGTATATAACAGAACGGAGCAAGACGGTGAATTTTGCCGTGACATTGAATTTTATTCAAATGCTGATGAAGATGTCATTGAAACAGTGTGGTATGACGGTACAGACAGCGGATTTATTGAGGAGTTTAGACAGCTTGCGAACGATTTTGATGCAGATGAGCACGCTGAAATGTGGATATCTCATAGAGGAGAAAACGGAGTACCGGACGACATTAGAACATTAATTGATGATGCTGAAGGCATAAAAAATAAACTGCTGTCAGTAGCAGAACAGTTAGAGGAAATAATCAAAGAAAAACACTGCTATACAGTTACTATCACTATTTCAAATGGCGAGGAAGAAAATACTCTATCATTTGAAACTGAGGCGTATTCTTTGGAAGAAGCAACGGAAGAAATTCAGTCGCAGCTTGATGTTTGAGGAGGCAATCGTAATGACTTATAAATACGCCTTTGAAAAGCGTGATATTTCACGCATTGACAAACTCAACAAATTAACTGATACTAATACATTCTGGGATGATGTGCGGAAACTCTGCCGAGGAGTAACAAGCGATCACGCTATAGGCATATGGCAGTATTTAGCGGAAATTCGTTACAAGGAACTTACCGGAGATATGGAGGAGGACTAAACACAATGAAACTTACAGCAAAACAGCACAAAATCCTATCTGCCCTTTATCATGACTACACGGCTATTGATACGGAAGCAGACCTGAGAAAGAGGAAAATCTCGCTTGCTGACTATCGAGCTATACCGGAAATTTTCGGAGAGGTACAGAGACACGGAACAACAAAGTGTTTTATCTCATCAATAGCGGAATACTTCAAAAAACACGGATTCACTGTTGAGCTTGATAACGTGAATTACAACATAAGCATTTGAGGAGGAAAATATAATGAAATGGCTATCGGATAATGAGTGTATGGAAATTTTCAAAACGTATGATAAAAGTTTTTATGATTATCTGCTTAATAACGGTACTTCATTTGGAATGGCTGTAAAAATGTATGCAGAGTATCTTCTCGACACGGCTAAAAAGGGAGAAATAAAAATGAATTACGATAAAACATATTATGAATTGAATTAAGGGGAGGAGGAAAATATCAATGGAAAATCAGAAACATCTTGAATTTGAAATACTTGTACAACTGGAAAATGCTACAACTAAAATTGCACAAAAAATTTATGATGTTCTCAATCGGGAAGGAATACCGGGGATAGTTGTAAAAGATAATGTGTTTTGGTTTGAATATTATTCAATCGGGAATAATTGCCCAGCTTATGTTTACAAATGGTTGAAGAAATATATCAAGCGTAAATACGGATATAATTATCTGTATGATGTAATACCCAAAGCACAATGAAATAACAATTCTATGAGGAGGTTTTTGCAATGATAACCAAAACAGGCGCTTGGATAGCTGAAACAGACTACACAAATTATCCAGAGGATAAAATGTGTTTTATGGACAGAATAGCACAGATCATTCTGCGAAAAATCAAGGAATACAATTACAAGGTCGAAACGACAGTGACAAACATCTGTGAAATGTGCCTTGCGTATGCTGAATGTTTTGCAGAAGATGAGCCTGATATGTGTGACGAATACGGAATAACCATTGAAGGCATAACTAATTACATAGAAGCAGAAGGCAGAATCGGATTATCAGAATTTGACTGCTATTGCTAAGGAGGAATTAACATGAAATATATCACAACCATTACGGAAGAAGTCATCGAGGATATTATCAGCCTTGAACCTGAACACAATGTTACATTTAAAATCAATACACAGCGATTTTTGTATGTAGAAAATGCTGAACGCGATGAGGATGATTTGAGAGATTATTATATTGCCGTATATAAAGATCTTGACGATGACGAGCCTATTAGTCAGTATGCAGTCCCGGTAACACATCAGGTAGAATTAGTAGACGTTCTGAATGAAATCACGGAAACATACGGAGCTTTTACACAGGAAGAAATTAAGATCATGTATGTAGCTTTAAGACAGTATCAAGAGAAGCTAAACAAAATAAGAGATGAACTGCTTGATGGCGATATGAGTAAAGCTGCGTACATGGTCAACGACAAGATAACAATTGCATTCCATGCTAATGAAAAATTATGCAGTATGATGGATAATGAGGAGGATTAAATCATGGTATCATTAAGAAAAACAGTAAATCTCGCAAAGAAGCCACTACTCTGCTATAAGGTCAATTTACGGAAAATACCCAGAGCAGACCTACGAAAGAAGGTGACTGCCTGATGTTTGGAATACTTTGTTTATTATTTGCGGTCTTTTGTGATTTCAAGGATATGCACATCGGAAAGGGAATGCCACCTGCTCAGCAGCGTTATGGAAAATTTGTAGCGGACAATGACAAAATTTGGTATGACCATCTCAACAAGTGCATGAGAGGCAAGGAATCATGGACAAGCTGGAATGATCCTAGAATACATTGGGAGAATAAACTGAAATGATTAAGCCTATATTTGGGAATTACCCTTCTTTTGGGAAATGCTGGTATATCAGATACGGAAATATTGTCACGGTGTCATACGTCAGCCGTGGAAGGTGCCTTGAAAAGCACATACAGAAGCTATTAAAGTTCGGTTATTCAGAGGAAGAAATCAGCAGACACTTCTGAATTAACTGTGCTGAAACAACACAAAAACACGTTGACGGAACATTGAATATATGGTATAATAAGCATGAGGATTTATGCATGATAGGAGGAGTTTTATATGTACGATATGGCTAATGAAGAAACGAGAGAAATGGTTGATTCCATTCTTGCACAGATAAAAGAAAAAGAAACCATAACTCTCCATCAGGTTTTAGTCCTGCTTCGGGTAGCTTTAAACGGAGTAAATTCAAAAACCGATCTTTCTGACGAGGACATTTTAACTATCAAGGCAATTCGTCAGGAATTAAAGGGCTTGTAACCCCCACTCTTTCACAGCGGAAGCGCATAACTTCCGCATATGCTCCAAAGTCTGCATGAGGACAGAGGAGTAATCAAATAATACTAAACACAAAAAACTGAAGATGATTAACAGGAGGAATTTATTATGAAAACTAAACAGGAACTTTTACAGATGCTTTTTGCGAAACTCGCTGAACTTCAAGACTTGAACAAAAAAGGGTTTACCACTAAAACGGTTTGGGAAACAGCAAATCTTACTGCTAAACTTCAGGCAGAAGTTGCTTTACTCTATGACATTCTCGGTGAGGACGTTCCCGAAGAATACTGGGAGCAAATAGAGGAAGTAATCTAAAAGCTGACTCGGCAGCTATAAACAGCCATTAAGCCGAGAGCGTTTGACAGTCTGAAATAAGGCTGCCAAGGTTGGAAAATAAACATTAGACACGTTGAGGAGGATTAATAATGAACTTCAAAATAATTATTCATAAAACTCATCACAAGGTAAAGAGAATAGATACAAGATTCAATTCAGACATAAGAACACAGTTATTTTCTTTGCTAGAGAGTAACGGAATAGATATTGTAACGGCTGATGAAGCAGCAACTTGGTGTAGTGATGCACCTGCCAGTGAAAGTTATAACACAGACGATCTTGATATTTATATTATGGAGGATTAAAAATGAAACGTATATCAGACCTCTACAAAGATATAGACAACATTATGTCAGAGAATGAATATCATGACGATGACACAGGCGAAGATGTCTGCGAGATATCCGAGGACGAGGTTTACCGAATAATCACCACAAGGAATGATTACAGATTTTTGACCGCAGCCACAATCAAGGAAGAAATACATAAATGCTTTACGGATTTTGCATACCGTATGAAGAAAGCATTATACTGAAAGCGAGGAATAAATTAATGACATACCCCGAAAACATACTCCGCATAGTACGCCAGAATCTTGACCTTGAACCAACAGACACAAGCAAAGACGATGATATCAATGCTATGAGTCAGTCAGAAATTCTTAACTGTGTTTGCGAATGGGAAGGAATTATCGGCTATGGCAGAACCATCCGTGGTTGGATAAAAGATATTTACGGAATAAATCTTGATGAGAAGTGAGGAATACATAATGTCAGGACGGTACATCTGTTTTCTTGAACTCTTTGAATACGGCGATTACATTGAGGAATTTGCCGGAGATGGAAGCTTTACTTTGTGCGTAGATTTTGAAAACTATACAAAGCATTTTGATACAACGGAAGAAGCTATAGCATGGGCTAAATCTCACGGACTTAAAGACGGAGAATTTGGTGTTTTGTGTTATTGGGTAGAAACGAAGGAGAATACATAATGAATCCGATAGTAAAAATTCTGATGAAACGTGACGACATAACCGAGCAGGAAGCAATAGACCTCGTAAGAGAAACAAAGGAAGAACTGATGAATAGACCATGTAGTGATGGTGCAGATATCATCATGGATAATTTGGGCTTAGAGCCAGATTACATAATGGACATTCTGGGAATTGATTTAAGAGGATTAAAACTATGAAACCTACAAAGGAAATGCAGTGGTGTATGAAAGATATCGCAGAGGGCAAATATAGCCGTGAACTTGATTAACTGGATAAAATGCCAGATTAAAGCCTATAAGCAAAAGAAACTCGAAGCATGGAAAATCAGACAACTACCTGAGGATTGTCAGCAATGTGAGTTGCTAGGAATATGTCGGGTAGAAAGAATGATTGGAAATGCAGACGTAGATGTTTGCTATGATAACTTGAGAGGAGGAAGATTTAATGTATATTCTGTATTACAAAGAACTTTATATAGTGCCTGAACAGTTGACAAAGAATCGAACTTGTCAAAGTTGGCGTAACAAACAAATAGCTATGTGTGAAGAGGAAACGCCATTGATAGAATATATTAACAAACAAAAAGACCCGGATAAATATTTTATTGAAAAGGCAGCTTTTGAATAATAGAATAAACATTTTATCGGGAAATATGCTCAAAAGAATGGCTTAACCAGGCCATTTATCAAGGCATTCATTACAGGTTATATCCATATAGCGGATAAAATTCAAATTTGAGGAGGAGATAGCGATGAAACTATATCTTGTTGAGGTTTCTTTTACAACCATTGAAGATTATTATATAACAGAAGAACCGATTGGAATATTCACAGATAAAGAGTCGGCAATTATATTTGCCAAGAATTATGCTGTTAAGCATGAAAGTAGTAAAGATTTTCAGGGTTGTAGAATAAGTGAATGGGAGGCAAATGATATTTCAAAAGGAGAAACTCATAGTCGAATAGATTATATTTTTGATTGGGAGGAATAATTCACATGGAAGAAAAACGCCCAAAGTTTCCTACAGATTCAGAGGAATCACATAGAATAATGATAGAAGCTTTAGAAATGGTAGGATTTAATGTCCGCAAACTAAAACCCGGCGAAGAAGGCGGTTTTTTTTATAAAGACGAGAATGGAGAAATCAAGAAATTAAACCTTAAAGATCTTAAAAATCTTAAAACTGATAAACCTATTCAATCCGAAAATACAGCAGAATGGCTACAGGTTATTGGAAATAATTTTGGTGATTTAGTAATTACCTATAATTCAAGAGCATACAGGTGTTCCCATTGTCGTAAGTTTTCCAGACACAGATTTCCTTATTGCCATTGGTGTGGATTTAGTATGAAGAACGGTAATTATGAAGGAGAGGAGGATTAAGTATATGAATTGCATGAGCAAGAAAGTCAAACGCAATAAAGGAAAACTCATACAAAAGGAATATCAAGAGAAACTTGTTGACCTTACACCGGAAGAAAAGAAAGCAAAAGATGAACGTGATTTAGCAATGAGGAAGAAAATTACACAGATACTCGGAACTATGGCTGCACTGGAAACTTTCACAGGTAATGTTTACTCTAATGAAAAAATATGGAGGGAATAAAATGACAAGTCAAGAAATGCTTCAGGCATGGATAAGAGGTAAGACATATCAAGAGATTGGTGATATATGCGGAATATCAAGACAGGCGGTTTATTTACGAATAAAGACACTTTCAGAGGGAAAAATGAGCAAGATAGTTTATAAGGGTATTTATGATTATTTTGCTAATAACGATAACATGAATTTTTCTAAATTTGCCAGTCAAGTAAATGATAATGGGCAAATTATAGAATCCGGTTCATTAAAAAGGTTTCTTTGTGGAGAAATAACGAGAGTCCCGTTAAGTGTTGTAATGAAAACTTGTGAAATTGTTGCAAAACCGATTGAGGAAGTTTTTGAAAGGCGTATTATTCAAACAGATACATAAAAAAACGTGGCACTAAGATAAATAAGGAGGAGGCCTAATAATGAACAAAGTTATTTTAATTGATGATCGTGGCGGTTACAATGAGTATGGGGTAGATATTACAAAACACATGAAAAATCTATTTCCTGTTCTTAGAAATGCATATGGATGTTTTATGGCTGAACAAGAGGATTTAGCAGACATCACTTCCTATTATGAAATGCATGATTATTTCAAAGATAAGTATATTCAAGAAAACAATTTTTTAATTGATGGCACTGCCATTTTGCTTGAATTTGATAATGGAAGAAAAGTTAGGATATCTGTGTCTGAAATTGGTTGGATCCAAGTGGTAAATTAACAATTCATAAAACTATAATAAAAACTCCGTTTTATCGGAAGAAATTGAGCGTGTCAAGAAGATGATTGAGGAATTGGAATAATTTAATGAAAGGTTTATAATTATGAGAATAGAAGCTTTAAAATATAGAAACGAAAACAATCAGGACATAATTATTATTGTGGATTTCTATGATTTATCTTCAAAAATTGTATGGAGAATTGCAGATATAAAATATAAAACGTCAAGACAAAAAATATATCGTTATTTTTCAGAAACTTTTTGTGAAGATTGGGATTATCGTAAACTTAATCGTGAAGAACGAATCACATACATCATGCGTAAATATGAAGAATTTGTTGGTAGAGACAAAATTGAGGAAGCTGTTTTGAAAGCATGGGAATTACTTAAACCTAATTTAAATGAAATTGATGTTGTTAATGTTTAATGAAAGGTGGTTATATAATGAAGTATCGAGAATTTTTATCTCTAACAGACGAAGAAATCAGATTTATCCTTACGGATATTTTCCACCCAATTAAGATTGAGAATATTCAAAGAGATAAAGAATTTAATGAAATCACAGCAGATATTACTACGGATGGATGGAATGATGGTGAAACAGAAAATTTTGAAATTACTGAAGAGGTAGTTTTGAGTCTATCGTCTATTGATATAGATTTTTCTCTTGATTATGAAGACCAGTTTAAATGGAGAAAATTTCTTCTCGCCAAAGGCTGTGATGAGAGATTGAAGGATAATCCTTATTTGGAGGAATGATATGTTTAATGAAGAAGAAATGATTAAACTGTGTCAAGAATTGAAAATTGACCTTGTTGAATCCGAAACCAAAAAGCCTCAACTAAATGGGAAAGACTTAGAAATCGAAGATATTGTTTCTGTTTGTGAAAGAAAGGAAATAAACAATGGGAAGACTTAAAAATATGACAACTTTAAAGGAACTCGTAGCTAATCAGAATTTAACCGGCGATAACGATATTCAAATTATCAAGGCATTCTTTACTCTTAACGATATGGAAGAAGAAGGAATGGATTTAATACACGAACTCACGAAGTCTAAAATAGCAAAATTAAATCATAGACAATATATTGTAGAGGAATGGGTAAGCCATTTACCGTCTAAATATCTGTATGAAAACTATGATTTAGAAACGGCTGATTGGTTGCACAGACTAGAACTGAATTACCTTTCATATGGTGGAGAATTGTCTGATTGGAGCTTTAAGTGGGCACAAGAAAATGTACCAAATATTATAAGACCAGAGTGTTACTTTAATCCTCTTATAGATTGGCTTGAGAAACACGGAATAAAGTTTAAGGAAAGAAAGGTGTGATAATTATGAAGTATTTAATGATAACATTGCACGACAGTGATTTTTATTATGAATTGGATTGGCTTGGGAAACATCTGTTGGAGAGATTAAGTGACAACCGTTCTGAGCCATTTGACACAAACAAAATAAATTTTGACAGATTCAAAACTTCAATCGTAAACTTTATTTTAGCAACATATATTTTACATGGAGAGAAATGGTACAAGTGGTACAATAATTCTGATGAAGATGATATATGGGAATACCACAGAGGAATAAAAGAACAGTTGCTCAAAATGATACACATTGAGGTAGTTGAAGACGGTGAAATTTATGAACGTGGTTACGAATTACTTTATGTTCCTCTTTGCACCTCGGACGATATCAATGTCAAAGGTTTGAATTATTTTATCATCTGATGAAAGGAGAATTTTATCAAATGTCTATTGAAATATATGACAAATATTTTATTATTGTAAATGAAGAAGGAAAATTTTTCGGATACGATGCCTATGCTAAAGGATATCCTTACTTTAGCAGAAGTTTATATCTTGTTGAAAAATTTAGGACAGAAGAACGAGCAAACGAATTTCTTTATCATGCTCATTATACACAGATTATGTTCAAAAAAGAATTTAAACATTGTGTTGTTAAAAAGGTTACTGTTGCAATAACTTAATGAATAGAGGAGATTTTTATTATGAAACCAAAGAATAATTTTAAGAGAAATCATCTTATTAATTTAATTATCAGGTTTATCTCGAAAGATAATTTATATATCTGTGAGAAATGTCATCATATTCATAAAAGAAATGGAAGAAAAGAGAGACAATGTTTTATAAATCTAGAAAATGAAGTTAAGAGATTGCGTGAACAAATAGTTTGCACTGGCTTTTGTAATGGATTTTTTATTGATTGAGGAGGAAGAACTATGAGAAAGCCCAATTTGTATATACGAGAACATAGGAATGAACCTTCTCGAGTAAAATACAAAACAATAAATCGTTATTATGATATTAATAATGGCATTTGCGTATATAAAATGACGATTGAGCAAAATTTAATAGTTGGAAAGGTGTACGATTTTGAATATGAGAAAATAGAGGACGGAGAAAGCAATACTTATTGTTATATTGTTCTAAGAAAAGAGAATTCAGATATTTATTATGTTACTGAATTTTATCCTTACAATGGATTTATAACTGTAGATGAAAAGTCATTGTCACCACAATGTATAAAATGTGATGTGAAGAAAGAGTTTGGAATCAATCTTGATGAATGGAGGAATAAAACACTATGAATTTATTATTTAGAACATATAGCCTTTTCCCATTAGCACTCGTTAAAAATAAGACACTAAACATAGGGGATATAGTACAGATAGGGGAAAATAAATATTATATCAATTGTGCTCCTAATACAATATCACCAACTGGCAAAAAATATAAGTTTTATTATTGTATTCAAGCTACTAATAATTGTGAAGTTACTAACACAATATAATTAAGGAGGAGATTTTATGAATTTTGAAGACCTCTCCCCTGCTGAGCAGAAAGAAATGAAGGAAGCATTCGCAATGTGGAGAAAACCATCGGAGTATTTTGATAAGATTGTCAATTCCGGAATGTGTAACAGCATTATTAATGGATACATTCTCCTTGCTTTTGACGTAGCAGGTGTTAAGCCACCGAAAGGAATATCGCATCTACTTGATGAATATTCAGCAGATGAAGCAAGAAAGAGATACCAAAGCTAAAATCAAAAACATTAATAAAATCCATCTTCTATCCGAAGGTGGATTTTTTATTTTTGCTTAAATCACGAATTATTTTTATAAAAATCGGAATAAAATACTTGACACAGGGAATAAATTATGATAAAATAAATAATTAGTAAATGGTATATATTTCTTAATTTCAAAACGGAGCATGGAGGTTAATATGGCATTTGAAGATGAGCAGGTAACATTTGATGAAACCACACAGAACACAGAGCCGGGGAATCAGCCTGAAACAATAGATGAAAATTCTGTTGTGGGAAATAACCGCGAAGAAAAGCCTAAGAGCCACAGAGGCAGACCTAAAAAAGGAGAATCCTCGACTAAGCCAGCCGGCTCTAAGAAGGCTAAAATCAAAGATTGTGAGGTTGAAATTACCGAGGATAGTCATATTCTGTCCACGGATGATTTAAAGCTTAATAGTGACACATGGAGTGTCAGAGATATTTATATCAAATACACAAATAGTAATAAACTTCTTGATTTTGAAATCCCACAGCAGAGAGCCGTTGTATGGAAGAAAGATAGAAAGTCGGCATACATTCATTCCATTCTCGCCGGACTGTATAAGTTCCAGCCTGCATTCATAGTAAATCAGGTCGGCAAGGGGAAGATGAAGCTTTATCAGGTGTATGATGGTAAGCAGAGAATGCTCGGCTCGATTGTTTCTTATCTGAATGACGAGTTTCCCTTGTGTGGATTAAAGAATGATCCTCTGATTGAGTGCAACGGGCATTACTACAACGTTAATGGTTGCAAGTTTAGTCAGTTACCTGAGGAACTTAAAGAGAAGCTCAGAGGGGCTTCCATGAACGTTCTGATAGCAGATAATGCTTCGGAAGAAATAATGCGTTTCATCATGCTTAGAATCAATTCTGGTGAGCAGATGACCCCGTTTGATGTGGCAAGAATAAGACGTTCCGACATGGACGATTTTGAAGCATTATCAAAGCATGGAATCTTTAAGGCAATGCTTACAGCAAACAAGTTCAACCAGAAAAAGTATCATGAAATCATTGCTAAGACTTATATTGCTCTATATGAGGACGAGCCGAAATTCTCCGGCAAACACATCAACGAGATAATCGAAAACCTTGAAATTTCTGAAGATAAGCAGGAAGAAATCAACGGCATTTATGACAAACTGCTCGGAGCATATAACATCCTCAATGATAAAGGCTCTGCTGTTGCAAAGATGATGTTCAACATAACCAATTTCACAAGCTATCTTCGTTATGTAAATGAATTTGACAATTCCGAAAAACTTGCCGATTGGTTGGATTATTTCTTCTGGAGCATACCTGAAGAATATAACAGTAACCATTCTACAACAAAGAATGAAATTTTAACCAGAATGAATATTATCAAGAATAGTATTGATGAGTTTCTTAGCAAGCAGTAAACAGGCATAAAAATAACACAGCATCACTATTAAGTAATGCTGTGTTTACTTGTATCATATGGCTAACAAAATAGCTGAAGAGATGTCATGAAATGAGTGTTTCATCGTAGGATTTATAGGTCGATTTGTAGAAAAATATGGCTCACTAAGAAAGAAATTACCCTATTCGTAACGAATAGGGTAAAATTATTATGGAAAATAATTAATAAATAAGAGAAATGTCTTTAGTTTCGGGTCTGAAAAAACAACTGTGTAAACGCGAATAATCCCGAAAAACGTACCAAAGCTAAAAATGCAGCAAAACAGGGCAACGCTGGAGAGCGACCCGAC